ACCGCAGCAAATGGAATAGAAGTAGTAATAACACAATAACGTTTAGCTCATGGCAACAAACAAAGTAACTACAAACGTAATTGACATGAGTGGTAACACTGGAGGTCTAGTGTGGGCAAAGGGAACTTCGGCTCAAAGACCAACGGGAGTTGCTGGAGACTTACGTTTAAATACAACAGACAGCAGACTTGAATACAAGGACAACGCAGACTGGAAGAGATTCTCTGAAGGAGCAGCAACACCAAGTGTAGATTTTCAAGTAGACTTTTTAGTAGTAGCTGGTGGTGGAGCAGGAGGAAGAGCGGGTGGAATTGGTGGAGGTGGAGGAGGAGCTGGAGGCCTTCGTACTTCCTTTGGTTCTACATCTGGTGGTGGTTCGTCAAATGAAAGTAAAGTAGGAATTACTCTTTCATCAAGTTACACTGTAACAGTTGGGGCGGGAGCTAGCGGCCCTACAAGTGGAGATACATCAGGGCCAAGTGGTAGTAATTCAGTTTTTTCAACTATAACATCACTTGGAGGGGGAGGAGGAACAACTAATAATCCAGCTGGAATAGCTGGGGGTTCAGGTGGTGGAGCATACCAACCATCTCCTGGAGCGGGTGGAGCTGGTACGGCTAACCAAGGATTTGATGGAGGGTATTGTCTAAGCGGTTCATCATCTGGAGGTGGAGGAGGAGCTGGAGGTGCTGGTTCTAACAGTCACTATACTGTCCCTACTTTAGGTAACGGTGGTGTAGGTCTAGCTGTTTCTATTACAGGAGCATCTGTTACTTACGCTGGAGGTGGAGGTGGAGGAAGATATGGAAGTGAAGCTGGAGGGCCAGGAGCTGGTGGTTCAGGAATTGGTGGAAATGGTGGAAATGGAAGTGCAGGTGGAAATGCAAGTACAAATACGGGTTCTGGTGGAGGAGGAGCTGCCAATTCACAAAATGGTGGAAATGGTGCAAGTGGAATAGTAATCGTTAGATATCCAAACACCTATACTATATCAGTAGGAAGTGGATTAACAAGTTCAACCACTACGGATGGTAGTGATAAAATAACCAGTTTCACAGCAGGAACAGATTCAATAAGTTTTAGTTAATATGGCACATTACGCATTTTTAAATAACGACCACACAACAAAAACTCTAAAAGAAGAGCTTTCAGTATTATGGAGTGAGATGGGTACGCTTACTTCTATCGAAGAGCCTACAGAAGAAGATACAGCTGCGATGGAAGCTAAGCAAGCAGAGATAGATAGCAAGCAAGAAGAAATAGACAATTGTCTTTGTGTAGTTACTGGAGTAATTACTGGGGTATCTGAAATAAAATATGAGGTTGGCAGGGATGAAGAGTTTGAGCAAGAAATGATAGATTTATACCACACAAGAGTAGGTAAAACACCAGAAGAAGTTGCAGAAATAGAAGCTGAAGCAAAACAAAAAATTGAAGAAAAAGGCCCAATTCCTTCAACTGAAATAGACAATACGATTTACTGGGAAGCGTATTATGGAAAAGGCGGACTATGCAAAAGAACTTCTTACAATACACAAGGTGGTGTTCACCAAAACGGAGGCACACCTTTTAGAAAAAATTATGCAGGGGTAGGATATATTTACGACCCTGTAAGAGATGCGTTTTATGCGCCGCAGCCATTTGAGTCTTGGACTTTAAATGAAGAGTCTTGTTTATGGGAAGCCCCCGTAGAAAAAACAGAAGGTAATAACTGGTGGAAAGAAGATACTGGCGAGTGGGTAGATTATGAATATTACTCTCAGCCTTATAACTCAGAAGCTCCTTACCCAAGTTGGTCGTGGAGTACAGAGACAGGATGGACAGCTCCAGTAGAAAAAGTAGAAGGTAAAAATTATTGGAATGAGGAAGCGCAAGAGTGGACAACAAGTTTGCTTACAAGAAAAAAACCTTATTTAGGTTGGATAATAAAAGATATAGACGTGAGCCCTGATGTTTTTCAAGACGGCACATCTATATATTCCGATTGGGCTGCACCTGTAGATAAACCAAATGATGGAAAATCGTATCTTTGGGATGAAGAAACATTAACTTGGATAGAACAGTAATATGGCAACAACAAAAGTAAGCGGGGAACTAGTAGATTTAAATGAAGCGACTTCAGAGAGCGGACTAAAGATTCCTACAGGTACGAATGCAAACAGACCTGCTACAGATGTAGCTGGTATGGTAAGAAACAATACCAATGAATCATCGGATGGTTCAGCTTCATGCGAAGAGTATTATAACGGTACGGCTTGGCAAAAAATAAACAATGTAGCTATACCTCCTCCGCTTGCATTTAAGACTATAATTTATAACGGAAATGGAACTTCACAATCAATTACAGGGCTAGGTTTTCAGCCTGATTTAGTTTGGATAAAACAGCGAGGTGGTACAAACCCTAATGGATTGTGGGATAGCACGAGGGGCGCTGGTAAACTTTTAGTTTCTGATACAAGTGCTGCTGAAAGTGGAAATGCAGGTGATTTAATGGGCTCTTTTGATGCAGATGGTTTTCAGGTAAACAGAAATTATTTAACAAACACTGCGTATGATAATACGAATTATGGTATTGGGAGTGCTGCTCAATATGTTGCTTGGTGTTGGAAAGCAAATGGAGGGACTACAAGTAGTAACACTGATGGAAGCACAACTAGTACGGTACAAGCATATCCAGAAGCTGGATTCAGTATTGTGAAATACACAGGAACAGGCGCTAATGCCTCTGTAGGACACGGGTTGGGAACAGACCCAAAATTTATTATGATTAAAAAAACATCTGGCGCTTCAGATTGGGTAGGAGGTGCTTTAGATTGGACAAAATATTTAGAGCCAAATGGTAGCCCTGGTTTCAGAACTTCAAATGTATGGCAAGATACTGCGCCAACAAGTTCAGTTTTTACACTTACAACAGGTGGTGATTCAAATGGAAATGGCAATGAATATATTGCATATTGTTTTGCAGATGCTGATAACGTCTCAAAAATTGGAAGCTATACAGGAAATGGAAGTACCACAGGACCAATCGTAACTGTAGGTTTTCAAGCTGATTGGATTCTAATAAAAAGAACTGATGCTACAGAAGATTGGAAAATAATAGATAGTGTTAGAGGGTTTGCTAATTCTTTAGAAATGAATGAAAGTATTGCAGAAGAAACAGGTAATAATTCAAATTTTACAATCACTAGCACAGGGTTTCAAATTGGAGATACAAATGGTGATTATAATGCAAATGGTGGAAATTATTTATTTATGGCTCTTAAAACAAATTAATTAAATGGCAACAACAAAAATTACAAACCCGGATTTATTTAACTTAGAAAGTTTAAACACTGCTTTAAAGTTGCCTAGTGGAACTACTGCAGAGAGACCGACTAGTCCAAGTACAGGTGAGTGGAGATATAACACGACTACTAACTTAGTAGAGTTTTGGGATGGAGGAGCATGGAGAGATTTACAATCAGAGGAAATACCCCCAACACCAAGCGAGCATTTTAATATTGTTTTATATGACGGTACAAGTGCTACCCATCCTATTACAGGTGTAGGGTTTCAACCTGATTTAGTTTGGATAAAAGACAGAGGTAATGCTGAATCACATATATGGAACGATTCAACAAGAGGCGCAGGTAACGATTTATCATCAAACTCAGTAAACGCTCAAGCAAATAGGCCAACTGGTTTTACTTCTTTTGATAGTGATGGATTCACGTTAGGTACAGACTCGGGTGGTGTTGTTAATGATTCAGCAAGAGGCCCTTACGTAGCTTGGTGTTGGAAAGCAGGAGGTGGAACTACTAGCAGTAATACAGAAGGTAGTATTACTAGTGATGTACAAGCAAACACAAAAGCAGGTTTTTCATTGGTTAAGTTTACGGGAACAGGAGCTAATGGCACTGTGGGACATGGATTAGGAGTAGCCCCTGAAATAATTATATTTAATAATTATCTAGCTATATCCGGCTGGAAAATGTTTACGAACCAAACTACAGACCCTGCTAATCAGGTAATGGAATTAAGCGACCCAAGTGGTACTCAAACCCCAACCAACCCTTTCAACTCTACGCTACCAACCTCTTCAGTTTTTTCGTTAGGTACTTATGGAGATGTAAACGCTAGCGGAGGTACTTTTATAGCATATTGTTTTGCTTCAGTAGCAGGATATTCAAAAATAGGAAAATATCAAGGGAACGCAAGTCAGGACGGCCCACTTGTAGAAACAGGATTTGAACCAGCGCTTTTAATTGTAAAAAACACTTCTGGTACATCAAACTGGAGAATGGTTGATAATAAAAGAAACCCATTAAATCACAGGCAAAGAACTTTATTTCCAAATTTAAATAATGCTGAGTCAAACACTACAGACGATGCTGTTGATTTTTTAAGCACAGGATTTAAAATTTCTAATGATGACTCTTCTTGGAACGCTAATGCCGACCAATTTCTATATATAGCATTTGCTTCAGACCCAACAGCTGCGCCAACTTTATCGGATAGTTTTGCTAATAGATTATATACAGGAAACGCTACTAGTAATAGAGCAATCACCGGTTTAGGGTTTAGCCCAAGCTGGGTTTGGATAAAAAACAGAAGTTCTGCAAGAGACCATATGGAATTTGATAATGTTAGATTGTTAGGTTCAGAGCTTGTGCCTGGAAACTACACGAACTTAGATGCAGCTGATTTTAACACAACTGCTAATGACTTTAATAGTTTTGATACTGATGGATTTACAGTAGGTCAAGACCCGTACACAAATGAAAATGGAAGTAATATGGTAGCTTGGTGTTGGAAAGCAAATCCTATTCCAGCTATAAACAATGATGGAGACATACAATCTATAGTGTCTGCAAATCAAGCAGCAGGTTTTAGCATAGTTACATACACAGGAAATTCTACATCAGGAGCAACTGTAGGCCATGGATTGACTGTTGCGCCGGACGCTATAATTATTAAATGTATGAATACAGGCTCGACAAACTGGATAAATTATTATGAAACAATAGGTGTTAACGATTATCTTACATTAAATTTAAATAACGCCTTAGACACGTTTTCAAATTGGTTTGCTTCCAACGCCACAACTTTTACTTTAAATAACACTTTTGGAAACGCCAACACAACTGGAAGAACTTACGTAGCTTATTGTTTTAAATCAACAGCAGGGTTTAGCAAGATGGGAAGTTATACTGGAACGGGGAGTGCGGGTAATGCTCAAAATGTAGGATTTACTCCATCTTGGGTAATGATTAAAAGAACAAACAGTATTTCAGATTGGTATATGTTTGATACAGCAAGAGGTGATACAAGCGTATTATTGGCTAATAGTTCTGCTGCTCAATTTACTAATACTAATTTTAATTTAACATCAACAGGTTTTGATTTTGATGGAACGGACTTTAATGAAGCTGGTTCCTCTTGGATTTACATGGCCTTTAAAGAAACACAATATCCAAAAGCTGGAACTATGTCGTTCTTAAATATTGCTGGAGGAGGTGGAGGAGGAGCATCAAGCACTAGCTCAGGTTCAGCAGCAGGAGGGGGAGCAGGAGGACTTAGAACTTCTCATAAACCAACTTCAGGCGGGGGTTCAGGTTCAGAAAGCGACATAACTTTAGCGGCAGGAACTTACACAATTACTGTTGGTAGTGGAGGTGGGGGCGCTAGTTATACTGGTGCGTTTTATAGAGACGGAAGTGATGGTAGCGATTCGTCAATTTCTGCCACAGGTTTAACCACAATTACATCTATTGGAGGTGGAGGTGGAGGTGGGATGCTTTCAGGAGGAAGAACTGGTGGTTCTGGTGGTGGTAGAGGTTCAGGAGGTGGTTATTATGGAGCTGCCGGTACGGCTAATCAGGGGTTTGATGGTGGTTATGACCCAGCAGCTACACAAGGTGGTGGAGGTGGAGGTGCTGCTTCAGTTGGTGGTTTTGGTACTAGCGGTCAAGGTTCAGGTTTAAGCGTAGATATTACAGGTTCTGCGGTAACTTATGCAGCTGGGGGTAATGGTAACGTTAATAATGGGTCACCGTCCGCATCGACTGCGAACACAGGTGATGGTGGTCAAGGTTCAGGAAGCTCTAGTAGTGGTGCTGGTGGAGCATCAGGGGTAGTCATATTAAAGTTGCTAACGTCTGAATATTCAAGCTCTACAACAGGTTCACCAACAGTTACAACAGATGGAGATTATACAATATTAACATATACAGGGAGTGGAACATACGTTCATTCATAAATAAAATTTAATTAACTTTGTGGTTTATGGCACACTTTGCAGAACTTGACGAAAACAACACAGTATTACAAGTAATTGTTGTACACAATAATGAACTGCTTGATGGTGAAATAGAAAGCGAAGCTAAAGGAGTAGAGTTTTGTTCTACGCTTTTTGGTCATACGAACTGGGTGCAAACATCTTATAACAACAATATAAGAAAACAGTTTGCTGGCACAGGTTATACCTACGACTCAGACAGTGATGTTTTTGTTGCGCCTCAGCCATACCCAAGTTGGTCTTTAGACGATAACTTTGATTGGCAACCCCCAACGCCAATGCCAGAGGATGATAACCTATATAACTGGAATGAGGAAACTCAAAATTGGGATTTAGTTGAACCTATAACTGATGAAACAGAATAACATGAATTTAGACTTTGAACCTACGATACTGGGAATTACAGTTTTAGTACTTAGTATATCTCAAATTAATGAGGCTTTACAAAGTTTACTTTTACTAGCTACCATAATTTATACAATTATTAAAATTTATCAACTACTTCAAAAAAAGTGAAATACTTTAGCTATGCAGAATTTGACTCGCCTGATTTCCCTGATAGTGGTAGGAATATGGATGAGTCTTTTTTACTCTTGCTCGACAGTGCACGTCAAATTGCAGGGACACCATTCAAAATTAATTCCGGCTTCAGAACTCCAAAACATAATGAAAAAGTGGGAGGGACAGAGAACTCGTCGCATCTTAGAGGATTCGCTGCCGACATACATGCAACATCCTCTGCAGATAGATTCAAAATATTATCAGCGCTTATCGAAGTTGGATTCAATCGCATCGGAATAGCAAAAACATTTATTCATGTTGATGCTGACCCAATAAAAACAAAAGACGTAATTTGGACTTATGCTTAAACTATTAAAAAAATTATTAGGATTTAGTGACTCAGGTGTAGATGGCCTAGGTCTTGAAATAAGAGAGCTTATTAAAGGTAAAGAGGTAGACCCACAAAAACTTATAGAGATGCAAACTGCTATCAATGAGATGGAGGCAAAGCACAGAACAATTTTTGTAGCCGGATGGCGTCCCTTCATAGGTTGGGTGTGCGGGATAGCCCTTGCATATAATTTTATCATAAGAGATATGCTTGTGTGGTATATGGGTGTAGAAACAGCTCCACCTGCTCTTCAAATGGAACATCTTATGACAGTTCTTGTTGGTATGCTAGGTCTAGGTGGTATGAGAACATTTGAAAAATTAAATAATAAATCTAATTAAATGGCAAAGTCAATGTCAGCAACCCTTTACGAGAAACCTAAAACTCGTAGACCAGGGGTACATGCTAAAACTAAAACATCTAAAGTAAAATCATCTAAGTATTACCAGAAAAAATATAGAGGTCAAGGCAGGTAATTTATTTATATCTTTGTATTAATTAAATTTAATCTAATGGATATTCGTAAAATCTCTATAGGGCCAAACTATAAGTCTGATGCTATGCATTATATAGTAGGTCAAGATGTGTTGGGTGGAAAATATTTTATTCACTTAATACAGTATGTTGAGCGAAGTGATAGTATAAAAATATGGATACAAAAAGAGGGAGAGATATTACTCTGGAAAGAGTTTAACTCTAACATGCCAGTTTCAATTGAATATAATATAAACTTTTAATGAGGTCACCTTTTTATTTTATTGTAAAACCTCTTAACGATAAAAGATATACCAATACAAAAGATATTGATGGTATGGATTTTATAACAAGCACCTCTGAAGAAAACCACATGGCTTCAAACAGACAGGGTGTGGTTGTAGCTACACCACTTGGTTATAATGGAGAAATAGAAGTGGGAGACTTACTTTTAGTACATCACAATGTATTTAAGTTTTACAATGATATGAAGGGTAGGCAAAAAAGCGGTAAGAGTTTTTTTAAAGATGATTTGTTTTTTATAGAGGATGACCAGTTTTTTATGTACAAACATAATGACCAGTGGGTTTGTCATGATAGATATTGTTTTGTTAAACCTGTGCCTGTTGAAGAATCATTTATAATGAAGCTTGGAAAAGAAGAACCATTGATTGGTATTATGAAATACCCAAATAAATATTTATCTTCACAAGGAGTCAACAGTGGAGATAGAATATCATTTAAACCAAATAGTGAATATGAGTTTACAGTGGATGATGAAAAGTTATATAGAATGTTTGACCATCAAATAACAATGAAGTTATGAAGTCAGAGGATTTAAAAAAAGAAATTATACACGCAGGGCGTAGAGCTGTAGAGCAGCTTATAAAAGTTGCTAAAGAAGATATCATAAAGCCAGACCCTGATGATGAGCTAGCAGCTGATAGATTAAAGAACGCAGCAGCTACAAAAAAACTAGCTATATTCGATGCGTTTGAGATATTAAATAAAATAGATTTAGAAGAAGAGGTTATTAATTCTGGAGGACAAGTAGATAAAACAGATACAAAACAAGGATTTGCAGAACGAAGGTCAAAATAAATTATATCAGGTAATAAAAGATTATATACCTAAGTCTGTTCTTACAAAAAAGAATAGAGCTAAGACGTGGTTATATGGGTATAGTGAAAAGTATGACTTAGTAGTAATATCTAGAAATGGAACAATAGGTCAGATAATAAACATAAATGGTTTAGCAATTGGACTTCCTAAAGAGCCAGAGGAATTGTTTAAACGTTCTGATAAAAAAGAAGAGCAGTACTGGGAAAGGGAAGAACTACCTAAGGATTTATCTAGAATTAATTCTATATTCCAGTGGAACGACAGGCCTTCTGCATTTAAAAACAAATGGGTAGATTATATAGAGTCGGAGTTTGATAGAAGAGAATTAGGTTTCTGGTTCTACAATAATGGAAAACCAACTTACATTACAGGTTCTCATTATATGTATCTACAGTGGACAAGTATTGATGTTGGGTATCCTGACTATAGAGAAGCTAATAGAATATTCTTTTTATATTGGGAAGCTTGTAAAGCGGACAAGAGGTGTTTTGGTATGGATTATTTGAAAATAAGACGTTCAGGATTTTCTTTTATGGGGTCGTCTGAGTGTGTTAATACAGGAACGTTAGCACGTGATTCAAGGGTTGGTATACTTTCTAAAACTGGTTCGGATGCTAAAAAAATGTTTACTGATAAGGTTGTGCCTATTGCTAATAGACTTCCTTTCTTTTTTAAACCTATTCAGGATGGTATGGATAAACCTAAAACTGAATTAGCTTTCAGAGTTCCAGCTTCTAAAATAACCAAGAAGAATATGCATGAGGTTATGGATGATGAGCTAACAGGGTTAGACACAACAATTGACTGGAAGAACACGGATGATAACTCTTATGATGGTGAGAAACTTTTACTTCTAGTACACGATGAATCAGGTAAGTGGCTAAAACCAAATAACATTCAAAACAACTGGCGTGTTACTAAGACTTGTTTGAGATTAGGTAGTAAGATAATAGGTAAGTGTATGATGGGGTCTACTTCAAATGCACTTAGTAAAGGTGGTGAGAACTTCAAGCGTTTGTTTGAGGATTCAGATTTAAAGACTCGTAATGCAAATGGTCAGACTAAATCAGGATTATATAATCTATTTATTCCAATGGAGTGGAACATGGAAGGTTTTATTGATAGATACGGTATGCCTGTGTTTAGAAAGCCTGAGAAAAAAATTAGAGGGGTAGATGATGAGTGGATAACAAACGGAGCAATAGATTATTGGGAAGCAGAAGTAGAATCATTAAAAAAAGATGCAGATGCGTTAAATGAATTTTACAGACAGTTTCCAAGAACAGAGTCACACGCATTTAGAGATGAAAGTAAATCCTCTTTATTTAATTTAACAAAGATATATCAGCAGATAGATTATAATGATTCTCTTATTATGGAGCATCACATAACTAGAGGTAGATTCTACTGGAAAGATGGAGTGAAAGATTCAGAGGTGATATGGACACCAGATTCCAGGGGAAGATTCAAAGTATCTTGGACTCCTAAAAGAGGATTGAATAATAGGAAGGTTAAAAAGCATGGAGTATATTTTCCTGTTAACGAACATATAGGAGCATTTGGGTGTGACTCGTATGATATATCTGGAACTGTTGGAGGTGGAGGTTCTAATGGAGCTCTGCATGGTTTAACTAAATATAATATGGATGAAGCTCCGAGTAATGAGTTTTTTTTAGAGTATGTTGCTAGACCACAAACGGCAGAGATATTTTTTGAAGAAGTATTAATGGCATGTGTGTTTTATGGGATGCCTATACTTGTAGAGAATAACAAACCAAGGTTACTCTATCATTTTAAAAACAGAGGGTACAGAGGATTTAGTATGAACAGGCCCGATAAACATTATAATAAATTATCAAAAACAGAAAAAGAACTTGGTGGTATACCTAATACTTCTGAGGATGTAAAACAATCACACGCAGCAGCTATAGAATCATATATAGAAAAGCATGTAGGTATAGATTTAGATGGACAGCATAGAGCTGGAGATGAGATGGGAAGTATGTATTTCATAAGGACTTTAGAAGACTGGGCTAGGTTTGATATTAGTGCTAGAACTAAGTTCGATGCTAGTATTAGTTCAGGGCTTGCAATTATGGCAAATCAAAAGCATGTTTATCTTCCTGAGAAAAAACAATCAAAAATAAGTCTTAACTTTGCAACATATAATAATAAAGGAACATTAAGTGAATTAATTAGATGAAAGAGGTAAACATAAACATTTCATCTGTAGGATTCCCTAGTCAGTTTGTATCTGATGCTGAAAAAGCAACCGATGAGTTTGGGTTACAAATAGGGCAGGCTATTCAATATGAATGGTTTCGTAAAGATTCTAACGGATGCCGATATTATAGTCAGTGGAGGGACTTTAACAGATTACGCCTTTACGCAAGAGGGGAACAATCCATAGCAAAATATAAAAATGAATTAGCGGTAGATGGTGATTTATCTTACTTAAATTTAGATTGGACTCCAGTTCCTATTATTCCAAAGTTTGTAGACATTGTAGTTAATGGAATGTCTGATAGATTGTTTAAAGTAAAAGCTTACGCACAAGATGCTATTTCACAGGAAAAAAGAAGTAAGTTTCAACAAATGATTCAAGGGCAAATGGATGCTAAAGAAGCGTTAACAATTATACAGGATGGCACAGGCTTCAATCCTTTCACCATGAATCCAGACGATTTACCTGCTAGTGATGAAGAGTTGTCTCTTTATATGAACTTAAATTATAAACCAGCCATAGAGATTGCAGAAGAAGAAGCGATTGATACAATGTTTGCCGAAAATCATTATGATGACATTCGTAAGCGTTTAGATTACGATATGATGGTGACGGGTATGGCTGTAGCAAAACACGAGTTTCTTCAGGGAAGTGGTGTTCAGGTTTCTTATGTAGACCCAGCTAATGTGGTATACAGTTATACTGAAGACCCGCACTTTAAAGATTGTTTTTATTGGGGTGAAATTAAAACTGTTCCTATAGCAGAGTTGATGAAAATTGACCCAACACTTACTACAGATGATTTAGAAAAAATATCAAAATACAGCCAGAGCTGGTATGATTATTTTAATGTTGCTCAGTTTTATGAGAATGATATCTTTTATCGTGACACTTGTACATTAATGTATTTTAATTATAAAACCACAAAGAAGATGGTTTATAAGAAAAAAGTTAATGACAATGGTAATATTAAAATGATTGAAAAGGAAGACACTTTCAATCCTCCAGTAGACATGATGGAAGAAAACAATTTCGAGAAAGTAGAAAAAACTATTGATGTGTGGTATGACGGTGTTATGGTGATGGGAACAAACATAGTGTTAAAGTGGGAGCTTGCTAAAAACATGGTAAGACCTAAGTCTTCATCTCAACACGCAATACCTAATTATGTGGCTGCAGCACCTAGAATGTATAAAGGAGTTATTGAATCTTTAGTAAGAAGAATGATACCTTATGCTGATTTAATTCAGATGACTCATTTAAAACTACAACAGGTTATAGCTAGAACAGTTCCTGATGGGGTATATATAGATGCAGATGGTTTAAATGAAGTTGATTTAGGTACAGGAGCAGCATATAATCCAGAAGATGCATTAAGACTTTATTTCCAAACAGGTTCGGTAATTGGTAGAAGTTATACACAAGAAGGAGATTACAACCAAGGTAAAATTCCTATACAGCAGCTTACAAGTAATTCAGGAGCTTCTAAGACACAAATGCTTATTGCTAACCTAAACCACTACTTAGACATGATACGAGCTGTAACAGGCTTAAATGAAGCGAGAGACGGTACAATTGCCAACTCCGATGCTTTAGTGGGTGTTCAAAAGCTAGCATCATTAAGTTCTAATACCGCTACTCGTCATATATTAGATGGAAGTCTTTACATATATAGAACGTTAGCAGAAGCGCTAACTTACAGGGTAGCGGATATTTTAGAATATTCTGATTTTAAAGAAGACTTTATAAATAAAATAGGGAAATACAATGTTGGTATACTTGGAGAGATATCTGATTTATATATATATGACTTTGGAGTCTTTATTGAGTTGTCTCCAGATGAAGAGCAAAAAGCTATGCTTGAGCAAAATATTCAAATGGCATTATCTAAAAATGATATTAATCTTGAAGATGCTATTGATATACGTGAAATTAAAAATCTCAAACTTGCAAACCAATTGCTTAAAGTAAAACGTAAAGCTAAGCAAGAGCAAGATGAGCAAAGAGATATGAAGAAGCAAGCTATGATAAATCAACAACAACTTCAGTCTCAACAAATGAAAGCTCAAATGGATGCTCAAAAAGTACAGATGGAAATGGAGGCTAAGATTAAGTATAGACAAGCAGATATACAATTTGAAATTCAAAAACAAGCAGCTGAAGCGGAATTAAAAGCTCAGTTAATGCAGAAAGAGTTTCAATATAGTATGCAGCTTCAAGGTATGACACAAGAGCAGTTAGGCATGAGAGAAAGTGCGAAAGAAAAAGCTAAAAGCGACAGAATAAGTCAACAAAGCACTGAACAGTCCGAACTTATAAATCAACGTAAAAATAATTTACCTCCTAAGAATTTTGAATCTAATGAAGATTCCTTAGACGGGTTTGACCTTGCAGAATTTGAGCCAAGATAGTGTTTAAATTTTGCGTAACTTTGCAACTAAATTAAATTAAATCAAATGGATATTAAAGTAAGAGAAGTAACGGCTGAAGAAAAGTCGACTCAAGAAATAGAACAAGAACTCCTTGATAAGCATGAGGAGAAACAGCAGTTAGAAACTGCACAAGTTGATTCTACTGAAACACAAGAAGAAACTGTAGAACAAGACAATACAACAGAAGATAATACGGATAAAGTTGAAGCTCCTGTAGAACAAGAAACTTTAACTCCAAAAGAGTTAGACGAAAATGAAGTTCTTTCATATATTGGAAAAAGATACGGTAAGGAAATTAATTCTATTGATGAATTAGTTAGCAAGCGTGAGGAAAGCGAACCGCTTCCTAAAGACGTTGCTGCTTACCTAAAGTATAAAAAAGAAACTGGACGTGGTTTTAATGACTTTGCAAAACTGCAAAGAGATTACACTGATTTAAGTCCAGATGCTTTGCTACGTGAATATTACTCTATAACTGAAGAAGGTTTAGATTCAGAAGATATAGATTTATTGATGGAAGATTTTGTTTATGACGAAGATGTTCATGAACCAACTGAAATTAAAAAAATAAAACTAGCAAAGAAAAAAGAGATTGCTAAAGCTAAAAAGTTTTTACGTCAACAACAGGAACAATACAAACAGCCCCTTGAGTCAAGGGAAAGTTCTGCCTCTGTAAATAACGATGAACTAATAGAATATAGGCAATATTTAGAGTCAGCTAAAACACATCAAGAAGAAGCAACTCAGAAAAGAGAATGGTTCGTTAAAAAAAGTGACGAAGTATTCAGCTCCGAATTTAAAGGTTTTAAATTCAACATAGGAGAAAATGAGTTAGTGTATTCGCCAGGTAGTGCTTCTGAACTTAAAAAAGCTCAAGAAAGTCCTTTAAATTTTATAAATAAATATATGGATTCACAAGGCTTTATGAAAGATGCAGAGGGATACCACCGTGCTTTAGCTATTGCAATGAATCCTGAAAAGTTTGCTCAGTTCTTTTATGAACAAGGGCAATCACAGGCAACTGACGATGTAATACGTAAAACAAAAAATGTCAATATGACTGAGCGTAGTGCACCAGAGGTTTCTGTCAAATCAGGTTTTCAAGTGAAAGCAGTTTCTCAGCCTTCAAGCAAAGGACTGCGAATTAAGAGTATAAAAAAAACGTAATAATAATTTAAAATAATATAACATGGCAGGACAAGTAAAAGCAACGCCAACATTCGCGTTGACTCCGAGTTCAGAAAGAACTCCAACAGCCCAAAACTATATTGTAAATTTTGATTTCTTAAATCAGTATCTTCCTGATACGTATGAAAAAGAATTTGAAAGATACGGTAATAGAACGATTTCTTCATTCTTAAGAATGGTAGGAGCGGAAATGCCTACAAACTCAGACCTTATCAAATGGGCTGAACAAGGTAGGTTACACACGAAATATACACAAGTAGGTACTGCAGTAGCAGCAGGTCAAGACCAAGCTATATTTCAGGTAAACGATGCAATCGACCCAGCGACTGCTGAGCAAGTAATCAGAGTAGGACAAACAGTAGTGATTGTTCAAAACGATGGTTCAGGTCTTAACAAAGCAGTTGTAAGTGCAGTAAACAATGCCGGTGGTGGTAAAGGACAGTTCACAGCTGACTTTTATGAAGCAGGTGGTTTAGTAACTTCAGGTACTGGAGCAGGTAACGCAGATGTTACAGTGTTTATTTACGGTTCAGAATTTAAAAAAGGAACAGCAGGTATGGTAGGTTCATTAGAAGCTAATGACTTTATCTTCGATAACAAACCAATCATTATTAAAGATACGTATAACGTAGCTGGTTCTGATATGGCTCAAATCGGATGGGTAGAAGTTACTACTGAAGATGGTGCTACTGGTTACCTTTGGTACTTAAAATCTGAGCACGAAACAAGATTAAGATTCGATGACTATTTAGAAACAGCTATGATTGAAGCTGTACCTGCAGAGCAAAACTCTGGAGCTGCTGCAATCTTAGGAAGCGCAGGTGGTGCTGCTAACCCAGGTGCTGGGTCAGACGGTATTTTCTATGCAGTTTCTCAAAGAGGAAACATCTGGGACGGTGGTAATCCAACTACCTTAGCAGACTTCGATTCAATCATTAGTAGATTAGACAAACAAGGAGCTATTGAAGAAAATGTAATTTTTGCAAACAGACAATTCATTTTTGATATGGACGATATGTTAGCTGCTCAAAACTCTTACGGAGCGGGTGGTACTTCTTACGGTCTATTTGACAATGACGAAGAAATGGCATTGAACTTAGGATTCTCTGGATTCAGAAGAGGATACGATTTCTATAAGACTGATTGGAAATATTTAAACGACCCTACAATGAGAGGTGGTTTACCATCAGGTGCAGGTTCAGGTAAAATCAATGGACTATTAGTTCCAGCTGGTTCTACAAGTGTTTATGACCAAATTCTTGGTAAAAACGCTAAGAGACCTTTCTTACATGTTAGATATAGAGCTTCAGAAACTGAAGACAGAAGATATAAGACTTGGATTACTGGTTCTGCTGGTGGTGCTGCAACGTCAGATATCGATAACATGCAAGTAAACTTCTTGTCTGAGAGAGCTGTATGTACTCTAGGTGCAAACAACTTCTTCTTATTCCAAGACTAATACTTAATTACAAGGGGTACAGCAATGTGCCCCTTTTTTAAATTTTAAATTAAATTAAATCAAATGAAAAAAGAAAAGACAAGTCCTAAAATGGACACAGTAAAAATTACTCCCAAAAAATCTACACCAAAGTTCGTAGATAAACAATATAAACTTACAAGAGAAACAGCTCCCTTATCTTTGATATTAGCATCAAGGCATACAACAAGGTTTCCGCTGTTACACTTTGATGAGGACACTGGTCTTAATAGGCCTCTTAGATATGCAAGAAACCAGAACTCTCCATTTCAAGATGAGCAAGATGATAACGCTATTGTTGAGCCAATTGTATTTGAAGATGGATTCTTACATGTACCAAAGAATAATCAGGTACTTCAAAAGTTCATGGATTTACATCCAGGGAAAGGAAGAATATTTGTGGAAGTTAATAAAGCAAAAGAAGCTGCTGAATTAGTTGAAGACTTAAACTTAGAAGTTGATGCTTTAATTGAAGCAAGACAGCTAACAGTTGAACAAGTTGAAAACGTAGCTAGAGTTTTATTTCAGAATGATGTATCAAAAGTTACAACAGCTGAATTAAGAAGGGATATATTAATATTTGCAAAACAAAACCCTGGTGGTTTTATGAATTTATTAAAAGACCCGGCTCTTAAATTTAATGCTGACATACAAAACATTTTAGATAAAAATCTAATACAGTTAAGAAACAATAAGAAAGAGGTGTGGTTTAACACAGATTCAAATAAAAAGAAAATGTGTAATATACCATACGGTGAAGACCCTTTATTCATAATAGGTTCTTACTTTCAAAGTGATGAAGGTCTTGACTCTTTTAAGCATTTAAAAGCGTTAGCAAAAAATTCGTAACTTTGCTTTTTGTTTAACCCATAAAATTTTTAACATGGCAAAATATATAACTTTAGATACAGCAAGTGACGGTAATGTTCACATCAACACAGATTCAATTCTTTATGCAGAAACAGCAAGTTCAACTGCAGGAGAAATTTATCTGACTAATGGAACACACAAAATGACAGTTACTGGAACTGGATTAACTTCAGGCTTTAGTGCAAATGTAAATGCAGCATTAGTTACTGCAGCAGAAACATCTTGGACAAACGCAGCAATACCAGTAGCTAAAACTGGTGGACTAGTGTTTACTAGTGTAGCAGTAGGAACAATATAATCCTTCCTTTACTATCGACAGCGAGAAAGCACCTAAATCCTAGGTGCTTTTTTATTTTATGTATCTTTGTAAAAAGATTTTCAAATGATAAATTCTGTAAGAAATACTGTCCTTGCTATTATCAATAAAAATAACTACGGATATATATCTCCTGGTGATTTTAATTTATTTGCTAAACAAGCTCAGTTAGATATATTTGACGAATATTTCATAAGATATAATCAGCAAATTAATGAAGAGAATGCAAGAATATCTGGAACGGGATATGCTGATATTAAAAAAGGATATGAAGAAGTAATTGATACTTTTTCAGTTACATCATTCTTAACTCAAAAAAATCAAAACGTTTATTTTTTACCATCAACTTCTACTACGGGTTCTGATTATTATTTATTGAATAAAGTATTATGTTTTTCGGGAGGTGTCTTAAAAGGAGAAGCTGAAAAGGTGACTAATAGTAAGATTACTATGTTAAACAGCTCACTGCTTACATCACCATCTACTATATTTCCAGCCTATACACAAGAAGCTGATGGAGTTGTTATATACCCTGATACATTTAATGGTGTAAATGATGTTCAAGCTCAATATATAAGATACCCTTTAGACCCTAAATGGACGTATGTAACGTTATACGGAGGTGAACCACTGTTTGACCAAACACAAGCGGATTACCAAGACTTTGAATTACCAATAGATGATTCAAATAATTTAGTAGCTAAGATATTACAATACGCAGGAATATCAATTAGAGAAGCTGACGTGTTTCAATTTGGACAAATAGAAGACCAACAACAAAATCAAACTAATTTATAATTATGGCATATATAAATCAAAGAAAATATTATACTAATGATGGTGTAAATCCTACGGATGAAAATTGGGGTTCTTATCAATATGTTGGTTTAGAAGATATTGTCAAAAATTTTCAGTTAATGTATGCTGGAAACCATGAGTTAATTAATAATGAAAATAGATTTAAAATATTGTTTCATGCAAAACGTGGTATACAAGAATTAAACTATGATGCTTTTAAAGAAATTAAAAATTTAGAGCTTCAAGTGTATGACGACTTAAGATTTGTTTTGCCTCCTGATTATGTTAATTGGGTAAAGTTATATTTGTTAAAAGATAATGTGTTAAGAGAATTAACAGAAAACATTCAAGTTCAATCAGCAGTGTCTTATATACAATCGGCTACAGCTTCATTTACTTATGATGGTGATGGTAACGCAACTGTGGTTGATTCAACTTTAGATACAGAAAGAAAAAATGGGTCATTAAAGAGTATATATTTAAATGATGAAATAGATGAAAATGTAAATCCTAATGTGTATAATTATGATAGTGATATATACAATTATAGAATAGGAGCGAGATATGGTTTAAATACTGAAACAGCTAATATAAACCCCACGTTTACTATAGATAAAAAAGCTGGTGTTATTAATTTTGATTCTACTATGGCAAACCAACAATGTGTACTACAGTATATATCTGATGGGATGGAAAACGGTGATGACTCTAAAATAAGTGTAAATAAATTATTTGAAGATTATATATATGCTTACATACAATATGCTATATTAAATAGTAAATTTGGAGTACAAGAGTATATTATTAATAGAGCAAGAAAAAACAAACAAGCTTTATTGAGAAATGCTAAAATCAGATTAAGTAACATTCACCCTAGTAGATTGCTTATGAATCTTAGAGGTGAAGATAAGTGGTTAAAATAAAATGGCAAACATTCAAAGAAATTTTATAGCGGGCCGAATGAATAAAAGCCTTGATGAAAGGCTTGTCCCAAATGGAGAGTATGTAAATGCTGTAAATGTAAGGCTTGGTTCTACTGAAGACTCTGAAATTGGTGCTGTTGAAAACTCTAAAGGAAATTTACCTTTAACAGAAATTCAATATGTTGATGGAACTAAATTAAGTTCACAGGCTAGATGTATAGGTGCATTTGAAGACGGGGCTAATTTAGTTATTTATTGGTTTGTTCATGACCCTGCATTTACTCAAGGAGCTACAGGTAAATTAGATTTGATAATTTCATTTGATGTTGAAACTGGACAGTTAATATACCACGTAATTAGTATTAATGACGGCAATGGCGTAAACACTACATTAAACTTTAATCCAAATTTTTTAATTACAGGAGTAGATAAAATAGATAATTTATTATTTTTTACAGATAACACTAATCCTCCTAGAGTAATTAATATAAATCAAAACTATGGAGACCCATTACTTGGAGTAAACGTTGATGTATTTAATCAAGACGATATTTTAGTAATAAAAAAACCTCCTACAAGCGCTCCAACAATACTACCATATTTTGTTTCAAGCATAACTGATGCGTATTTAGAAGATAAGTTTTTATGTTTTGCTTATAGATATAAGTATGCTAATAATGAATTTTCAGCTATTTCTCAGTTTAGTGAGCCAGCATTTACACCTGGTAATTTTGATTTTACTACCAATAGTTATTTAAATGAAGGAATGGTTAATCAAAACAATGCTGTTTCTATTACATTTAATACTGGTAGTACTAGTGTAACTGATGTTCAATTACTTTTCAAAGAAGCTGATAGTACTTCTATTAAAGTTATTAAAACTTTAAATAAAAGAAAAAATTTGAGTGGTATAAGTAATAATGATGAAGTGTATAATTTTACAAGTAGAGAAATATTTACTGTATTACCAGATTCAGAAATTTTAAGATTATATGATAACGTTCCTCAATTAGCTAAAGCACAAACGTTGATGGGTAATAGGTTGATGTATGGAAACTACATGGAAGGTTATGATTTAAAAACAAGTGAAGGAGTAAATGTTAATTTAGATTTTACAGCAAGTTATAAATCAGAATCAATATCTATTATTGATATTCCTGCTCACACAAGTTCTGGACAATTTACATATACGCCTACTTCATCAAGTAAAACAACTTCAGATTCAGTATTAAATATTGATTTAAGTTCTTTAGTACAGGGTGAGTCTCAATTAAAAAAAGGAACAAGATTAACATTAAATTTTGGTATAACTTTTTTTGAGTTTGAACAGGGTTTTGGCTCAGCTCCAACTCCAACCACAGCAGTTTTTGAACTTACATGGTCTTATACTTTAATAGATGATTATACAAATGTATATAGTTTTGTTACAAGCACTGACTTTCAAGAAAAGATAGGGACTGATGGAGTAAACGGAACAATACAAACCGTTGCAAACGCACAAGCTGGACTAGGTAACACTTTAACAGATGTTTTTAATAGAACAGTCCCAGAAAACTTAGACTCTACATACAGTTTGCAGCAAACTGGAATAACTTCTGCGACACCAACGTTTCCAAACGCTGGTCAAGCTTTAACAGCAACTATTAATGGTACATCTTCAAAAATTTTACAAATACAAAACTTAGCGGCACAATATTCTGATGGGGGAGCTCAATATGGTTTTACATATTGGGGTATAGTAAACGAAACTGCTTCTTTTAGAGATAGCACAAGCGCTGAAAGTTTACATAGTAATAGAGGTTATGAGGTTGGTATAGTTTATATGGATGACTTTAACAGAGCTTCAACAGCCTTAGTTAGTAGTATTGAGGATGGAGGTTCAATTAATATTCCGTGTAGTAAATCAATTGATAGAAATTATATACAAGTAGAAATACCTACAACTCAGATAGCTCCAATCTGGGCAACAAAATATAAATTTGTTATTAAGCCTACTAAAGAAACTTATGAAACAATTTATAGTAATGTTGCTTATAGAGATACAGTTTCAAATTCAAGTTACTTTCTATTAGATGGAGAAAATGCTTCTAAAGTAGAAGCGGGAGACACTTTAATTGTAAAAGCAGATAACACTGGGCCAACATCTAGGTGTATAAGAACTACGGTGTTAGAGAAAGAAGCTCAGTCAAGTGGATTTATATCTATTTATGACGCATCAGGAACTCAAGTAGATGTGATAGGTGGGGTGTATATGAAAATAAACGCATCTAATTTTTCATCTATACAAGACCCTAATGCTGTTATTGCTGTTGACCCTGTGGAACGAACCTGTAGAACAGATGGAGAGATACCTACTATAGCTTTTCCTTTTTTTACAACTGTAAATAGACCATCTCCACTAACTCCTACTTATGATGTGTATGATGTGCCAGTTGGAAGTAGAATAGTTATGAGGGTTGAGATGAGAAGAAATGGTACTGGAACAGGAGCAGATGGAAGAAGAAATTATACACTAGAACAAACGCTTACTGCATCTACTAATTACACCAATATGGCTAATTGGTTTATTGGAGATAACGTTGCTAGTATATTAGATAGTGGTGTTAAAAATCCAGGTCAGGTTCAAACGATAGAAAATACTTTTATTTCACCTCAAGTTAACAATGGAGCTGCTCCTTTAGGCGTTGCAGCTAATGAAATTATACATAGCGCTTGTAAACAAGATTCTGATTTAAGAGGAAATAATTTATTTGGAGGAGGTACACCTTCATCATTAGATTTTAATGATAATTTTTATTATAGAATTTACGAAGACACAAGTACTCAAGATTCAAATGGAAACAATTTAATTTTTCTTTTAGTATCAGGTTCTTACTCTGCGGGTAAAACAGAAAACGAAGAATCTATGCTTGAAGTTTCATTTACCGTATACAGAGGTGATGGTGCAACTTATGTTTTTGAAACAGAGCCTCAAGATGCGTTACCAGACGCATGGTATGAAAATAGTAAATCATTCAATATTAGTAATGGTCTGCATTTAGGAAACGTTCAAAACCAAACCTCTAGTCAGCCAGCTCTTATAAAACCTGGTTTTACAAACTGTTATAGTTTTGGTAATGGTGTAGAAAGTTATAGAATTAGAGATTCAATAAAAGGTAAGTCTTTTAATTTAGGGAACAGAGTTTTTACAACATCTAATGAAGAGTTTAAAGCTGCTCACAGATTTGCTGATATTACTTATAGTGGAGTGTTTAATGATGAATCAAATGTAAATAGGTTAAATGAATTTAATTTAGGTCTTGCTAACTTTAAACCATTAGAAGAAACGTATGGAGATGTAGAAATATTGTTTGCAAGAGAAACAGATATTCTTGTACTTCAAGAAGATAAAATATCTTATGTGTTAGCGGGGAAAAACTTACTCTCAGATTCTACAGGGGGCGGGGTTGTAACCTCAGTGCCTCAAGTTTTAGGAACACAAATAGCTAGGATTGAAGAGTATGGTATAAGTAATCACCCAGAAAGTTTTGCAACTTTTGGACAAAACAAATTTTTTACAGATGCTAAAAGAAATGTGGTTATTAAATTAACTGGTAGTTCAGCTCAAAATGAAATTCTGACGGTTATATCTAATGAAGGTATGAGAAGTTGGTTTAGAGATTTATTTGCTGAGGCTTCATCAACACAAAAATTAGGTGGATATGACCCTTATATGCAAGAGTATGTTTTTACAACTAATACAATTGTAAAGCCGGAAACAGAGTTATGTACTGCATGTGGTGTTACTAAAAATATAACTATTGTTGCTGGACAAGAATTTGTTTATTGTGTGGAGTTAGGTGAAACTGTAGGCCCTCCATCAAATCTTAATTATGTAGAGATAGATTATGTAATTCCTTTTGAGAACACAGATTTAATTGTAACAGAAGGGACGGAACAGCAAATGGTTTCAGAAGCAGGATTAGATTTAGAAACGGAAGGTCAAGTGACGGGTACAGGGTATATAGTTCAAGCAATATATGATGGTGTTACATACACTACAGGTATTGTTTATCAAAGTGGAACTTTAAGGTTTCCAAAACCAAATCCAACGCCTACAGAAGTTGTTATGATTATTTCTTCGGATGCAATAGTAAATGATACAATTCAAGTTACTGTAAAGTGTCCAGAAGAAGAAGTGTTTAGTGTTTATAGTGTTACGCTTACTACAAACGCTAACTCTGGCCAGTTTTCACACACTGAATTTAGTTGGACAAATTTAACTGTTACCTCACCAACACAATCAGATTTAGTTACTTTTTTAGCTAGCCCTAGTGACCCAATAGTTTCACAATATAGAGAGCTTGAAGGCCCTCAAGCTTTAGGTGTTATACCGCCTGATGGTTCAACCATTATAATGAGGTCTAACAAAATTAATTTTGATGATTTCCAATTCGACCCAATAGAAAATGAGTTTAGATATTTAAGAACTGATGCTTTATATGAAAATAATCCAACTGATATAAGTATTTTATTAGCGGCGTCAATAAAAGCTACTCCAATAAACACTACTGGCGCTCCTAATTTATATAGCGCTGAATTTGGTTTACCGGCCAACGGAAACAAATTATATTTGATATATGATTTAAGAAATGCAGTAGGTCAAGAATTGTGTTATTCTTCAACAAGTTTATTAGATGCGTGTTGTAATTGTACGTTTACACCAAGTCCAACTCCAAGTCCAACTCCAAGTCCAACTCCAAGTCCAGCACCGGTATATGATTATTTCTTAGGAATTGATTGTGTTAGTCTGCAAGCAGTGTATGTGAAAGCAAACCAAACACTAGGTATTGTTGTTGGAGATGAGGTTCAATATCAATTTGGCTCAATAATAGGATGTGTATCTTTATATGATGTAGGAGGCAGTGGACAAAACGGTGAAGTAATTGTTCAAGTAGCAGGATGTGGAGATTCAAGATGTTCAACATAAATGGTTAACTTTGTAAAATTATAAATGGCAACAACAGGAACATATTATTATAGCTCAGCAAGTTTTTCAACTGCTACTGCATTGTTCACGGATGCTGACCTATCTTCTTTTGCTCCTGATGGATGGTATTCTGACCAGTCAATTGTAAGGCAGCAAGCTTCTGGTGTGTTGTTTGCTGAAGATGATTGTCCAAATTGTGGAACACCTACCCCTTCTCCAACACCTATTGCTTATGACTATAGAGTTTATACAGCTTGTGATGGTGTAAGTCCTAATGAAGTATTTAGAATAGTTCAAGGAGGAACTTTTCCACAAACTGTATCTTATAATTCAATTTGTTATGATAATCCACAAGCTACAGGTTCAACATCTACTATAAATGTAAATGGTTTAGTAAGTTATAATAATTGTACTGAGTGTGGCTCTACCCCTACGCCTACTCCATCTCCAAGTCCAACTCCTAGTCCATCGCCAACACCGACACCTATTAGTTATGACTATAGAGAGTATGTTTTATGTGGTGGTTCAACTCCTAAAATATTTAGATTAGTCTCTGGTGGCTCGTTCCCAGCGGTTGTAAAAGATAACAATCTTTGTTACTCTTCTCCTTCTGCAACTGGCTCTACCAGCACTAATGATATTACTGCTTCTTATGTAGATTGTGCTACATGTCTAGGTACAACGCCTAGCCCAAGTCCAACTCCAAGTCCAACTCCAAGTCCAACGCCTAGTCCAACTCCAGCTCCTGGAACACAAATATTCTCTACGTATACAGTAGGTAATGGAGTCGGAAACTCATCTACTGCGTGTGCCGCACAAGCTACTAACAGCATGTACACATCAAGAGCTGATGTAGCTTCGATACAGGTAAACGATATAATTTACACTAATTCAGGTCTAACTAATGTTTGGAATGGAGGATTAAGTTTTTATGGTGTAACAAACGTAAATAGTCATTATCCAAACTTAGATAGTGGATATGCTTTACTTATTAGCTCACTTGGTGTTGTTGATACAATTATAGACTGTATGCCTCCAACACCTAGCCCAACACCTAGCCCAGCTCCTACATTCCAAGATGTTGAAATAAGACAATGTTTCACTACGACTCCAACTTACAAAGTAAGAGTAACAGGTTTAACAGCGCCAACTTTAGCTAATGGTATTGTAATACAAATAACGGGCGCAGCTAGCGCACCAAACCCAGAGTTTACTGGTACAACTTGTTGGGAAATTATAGATAACGCAGCAACATCCTATGATTCGTCTGTTGTATTAAATTCTACATTTAGTAGTTGTTCGGGCTGTGGAGCAGTTCCAACTTATAATTATGCAACTTATACGGAATGTCAAACATCAACTACAGCAGTATTTAGAAAACTTAGCACAACAGCAAGTTTCCCTGGCTTTATAAAACATAACAATATTTGTTACTCAAACCCAGTATCAACAACTGCAACATCAACTATAAGCGTAGAGTCTTTATCAAGCTTTAATAATTGTTATGATTGTGAAAACCCTTCATTCTTTATTAATGCATTGCCACAACAAGGATATATTGAAGCAGATGCTTGTAACCATAGAACTAATAACTTTGTGTTCTCTAATAGAGCAACTGTAGGTCAAATTATTGTTGGAGACACTTTATACGCTAACTCTTCTAAAACAACAGTATTTAATGGAGGGTTAGAATGGTATAGTATTTCTAATCAATTAGGATATTTACCTCAACCTTCAAATGATAAATATTTAATTCTTTCTACCGGTGCTGTCCAGGCTATAACGACTTGTGCAACAACGCCTAGCCCAAGTCCAACGCCTACTCCAGCACCTGCGACTCAAGAAATATCGATAGTTGCTTGTGGTACAACAAGCCCTACATATCACGTTGAGATAACAGGAAGCAATAGTTTGGTTATAGGATTAGGTATTAAAATAAGTTCTGGTGGTACAACTGGTGGATGTCCAACGTTTGATACATCTCAATGTTATGAAGTTACGGCTGTTAATATAGGATATCACAATTGTCAAGGTGTACTTGATGTAGTAAGTAATAGTTGTTCGGGGTTATCTGGATGTTCTGGAACGCCTACTCCAACACCGACTCCAACACCGAGTCCAACACCGACTCCTCCGAGCACAATATATGGAAGGTATTTAGATTGTAACGACCCTAGTAACTTATTAGACGTAAGCGCACCATTTGGCACTACATTCCCTAATGTGTTAAAAAGTGGGTCGATATGTTTTGAATTTGACACAAACGCTGGAAGTGGTACTGATGGTTCGTACTTAGCGTATGCGTCATTTAATCTATGTTTTGATTGTCAAGCTACACCGAGTCCAACACCAACGCCTACTCCAACACCGACTCCAACACCTGCGTGTAATGCGGTAAGCTTAGAGTATATAAGTCAGAGTGGTCCATCGCCTGTTCCAAGCTTTACTTGTAGTTTGAGCATTGGATACTTTATGAATACAACTGATTTCTGTACTGCAACACTTTTATACAGAACTCCAAATTGTGATAGAGCTGCATTAGCAGGTTATTATAACAACGGAAGTTTCTATAGATACTGGAATGGTTCATCATTTACATTATCGTGTACTGTTACTAATTGTCCATAGTTTTTCATTTTAAATAATTATGATTAACTTTATTTGAAATTAAATCAAATCAAATGGAGGAAATACATAATTATATCACACCTGAGGAATGTCAAGAATTAATTAAAATGATTGACGCCAATCATACTCGTTCATCTGTTGTTGTTGGAGGTACAGATAGAACTGATGTTACTGACCACAGAACTTCAAGCACTTCTAATTTAGATATGACAAACCCAATTTTGTTAAATTTAAAAAAAAGAATATCTGAAACTTTAGGATTAGAATTAAATAAAGGAGAAGCTATACAGGGACAGCTCTATGAACCAGGTCAATACTTCAAACCACACAATGATTTTTTTAGTGGGCCTGCTTACGACATGCACTGTAAAGCATCAGGTAATAGAACACACACTTTAATGATTTATTTAAACGAGGGGTACAAAGGTGGGGGCACATATTTTCCAACACTACAAAAAACAATAGAGCCTGAGACAGGTAAAGCTTTATGGTGGCATAATCTAAAAGACGGAAAAGTTCAAGAACAATATTTGCATGAAGGCGTTACAGTAGATGAGGGTAAAAAATATGTTGTTACATCATGGTGGAGAGAAAAATCTTGGGATGGAGCAGGGGATGCACAATTGTATTATGATTCTCAAAAACAACAAAAAGAAGAAGGAGAATTTATTAATAAATCTTATGTTGTAAAAGCATCAGAATTAATAAAACAAGAAAAAAAACCTGTCTCTAAATTAGAGCCAAAAGTTTTTACATCTAAAGAGCAAATTCCCAAACACACTGACCTTGGTTTTGCATTGCAAAAATGTCCGCCTGAAACGTGGAATATAATTAATGACACATATAAATTATTAAAAGAAAAAGAAGAAAGCGTAAATATGTTTTCACTTGACGTTTTACCTTCAATAAAAAAATTAATACAAACTCAATTACTATTAGTCCATAAAGAATGGATAAACAATCAACCAATAAAACCTTCATTAATACAAGGTATAAATTCATATCAAAAAGGAGAAACAATAACTCCTACTTATGAAGATTTTAAATCTAATCACGTAAGCTCTATAATAATTGTAGATAAAAATTTAAAATGTGGATGTCAAAATAAAAAATATGGAAACGATTGGCCTTTAGATATAATGGGTCATGACGGTGAATGGTATAAAATATATGCAGAACCTGGTGACATGATAATATATGAATCTGCAATTTGTGAACACGGTAGAAAAGAACCTTTAGAAGGTAATTCTTACAGAACTCTTGATGTTCATTATAAGTACAATTAACAATGATAAATTTCATACAGTTAGACCCAAATGGTTTATGTAATGCAGGCTGTTGGTTTTGTCCAGTAAGCACTTTAGGGAATCCTAAAAATCAAATTAATCAAATGGATATAAATTTGTTTGATAAAATTATATCTGAAATTGTAAATTTAAAAGGAGATTTAATAAACCCAAACCTGCATTTTATTTATTGTTCTCATTATAATGAAGTATTGTTGTACAAACACTTCGAGTCTATGCTTAAAATATTAAATAAAAACAAATTGACAATATGTATATTAACAAATGGAGTTCCTCTCACGCCTAAAAAAATTGACTTAATTAACAAACATCAACCTGCTGTTAGTATGATAGCAATCAATGCTCCTGTTTATGAAAAAAGATTATTTGAAAAAAGAACTGGAATGAAAGAGGTTATGTTTGACAAACTAATTAGAAACATAGATTATGCTTCAAATAATTTATATAACCCTAATTTGTTATTACTACATATAAACGGTATAAACGAACATTCAAATATAATTAAACTAAAAAATTTTCCAGATTTAGAAAAAAATGAAATGCAAAACCAGGTTGCTATTGCCAAAAAATTATTTCCATCAATTAAAATATATGAGCAATGGAACTTAATAGATAGAGCAGGTTTGTTAAAAGATGTCATGCTTAATAATATACCTGAAGGAGAAGTAATTGGTTGTAGTGTTAAAAGGGATACAGAGTGGTTGCATATATCTCCAAAAGGTGATGTTTTTTTATGTTGTAATGATTATTATATGGAGTATAGCTATGGTAACTTAAAACATAAGACAATAAAAGAAATATGGTTCTCAAAAGAAAGAGATTTAGTTAATAAAAAAGCATTCAATTCTATATGTAAAGAGTGCTCTTCTGCAATTATAAAATAACATGGAATCAATATTTGTAAGCATAGCTTCATTTAAAGATTCTGAATTATTTCCCACTGTAACTGATTTATATAAAAGAGCTACTAGTCCAAATCAGGTTTACGTAGGGGTTTTAATTCAGGATTCATATTTAGTTTTTAATAGTTTTTTATCACAGTTTAACATCAAAAATATTTCAATAAAACATGTGCTTCCTGAATATGCAGAAGGATGCGGCTGGGCTAGAAATATTATAATGAAAGAATTATATAATAATCAAGATTATTTTTTATTAGTTGATAGTCATAGTAGATTTAAAAATGGTTGGGACGTTGAGTATATAAATATGTTGAAAGAAACGCCAAATAAAAGCGTAATTAGCGGTTTTCCAAGAGAGTATCACTTCAATGAACTTTATGAAGTTTATAGTAAAAGAAATTTATCTTCTATTTATATACCTAATGAAATTCCATTTGTTGGAAATTTTATAGGTCCACACCACCAAAAATTAGCACAAAATAAAAATGAAAAAATTATGAATATATCTGGAGGTAACATGTTTTGTAAAGGTGATATAGTAAAACATTTAACTGTAGATGATTATAAATATTATGGTACATGCGAGCAAGAACTTTATAGTTTACTTCTATATCAATGTGGCGTAGACATATATGCTCCTAGTGAAAATTTAATATGGCATAAATATTTTGTTTCTGGAGTAGATAATTATAGAGAATTAAATAGACCAAAAAAAATTAAACAAAACTTTTGGCCAGATGCTAAAAATTTAAATTGTTCTAAAAGGTCAGCTGAAAATTGGATTAAAGATTATAATGCTTTTATAAATACCTATATAAAATAACAAAGCTAAATAATTCGTAAATTTGTAAACAAATAATCTCTTTATGGCTGGTGCTGAATTTAATTTTACATGTCCTATTGACGAAATAGGTGACGAGAATGGTCAATGTACGTGGGTAGTCACTTGTTATAGTGGTGATAAAATAAATATAAAAGTTCCTGCAAATGAAATTCACGTATATTGTTTAGAGCGTGGTTCTGAAATTAGAAAAACATCTGTTTATGGTATTGTAAATGATTTTAATAAAAACTGTTCAACAAAGTGTGGTGAGGCTGACCCAACACCTATAGAAGGATATAGTTATTATGAATATGAAAACTGTAATGCAGCAAGTCAAAAACAAATATTTAGAGCGCCTTCAAGTTTTACAGCATGGCCATCCAATTTAGCATATCAATCTATATGTTGGACAAACGGTGTAAGCACTACTAACATATCTTATTTAGATATTGCTAACATACCGACGTATGCAGATTGTGCAACTTGTAATGCTGCTATAGCACCACCACCATCACCCAGTCCGACACCAACACCATCTCCAGGAACTGGTCAGTATTGTTTAAGTTTTACAAACTCTCTAACGGTTATTAGTAGTACTGCAACCATAGGAGAATTCGAAAACGTTACAATACGATATTATGTTATAAATGGAGAGTGGGGTAATTATGAGGTTAACACCGGAATATATCAAATAACTGGTGTAAGTTCAGAGTGGCCTATAGCTTTTTTAAATAATGGAAAAGAAAATCAAATATCTTATACTGGAACAAAATTAGAAAGAAATGCTACAGCATTAGATGGGAACACTTATGATTTTTATTCAGGAACAATAACCTTAAATGTAAATCAAGATTTTGGAGTAATAAGCTATCAAACATTATATCCCGAGTCTACAAACGGACAATATTTTTTAGGAGAAAATAATTTAAGATTTAGCACTGATTGTAACCCATCTGAACCCGGCACACCAACTCCTGTAACACCAACTCCAGCTCCACCTAGTGTAGTTCCTCCTATACCATCTCCAGTTAAAACAGAATGGACGGTTAGTTATAGTGAAAACTCTAAAGGTTGGCCATCATTTTATTCTTATATACCAGAGTATATGATAGGGATGAATAATTTCTTTTACACATTTCAAGGAGGTAATTTATACCAGCACAATGTAAATGAAAAAAGAAACAATTATTATGGAGAACAATATAACTCACAAATAACAAGTGTGTTTAATCAAAACCCACTGGAAAATAAAATATTTAAAACACTGAACTTAGAATCTAATGATGCTTGGGAATCTTATTTAGAAACAGATATACAAATAAATGGCTTTATGGAAGATGGTTGGTTTGAAAAAAAAGAAGGAGCTTGGTTTGCATATCTTAGACAAAGCGGAGAAGTTCCAGCACTTGAAGGGCAATATGCACTGAGGTCTGCTAATGGTATCGGAAAAACATCTAATGTAGCTATCACACAAGGGACAACAACTCTTAGTTTTTCTACAAACCCACTTGTATCGATAGGTAATTTTATAAGCATAGGTGATTATGTATACCATTCTCTACCTCAATACACTGAGGTTTCTTATGGTGGAATTGTAACTCAGATAAATGTAGATTTACAAAACGGAATCAATGAATTAATTGTAAGTACAACCTCTGCAAACACTGTAGCTTTTCCATTAAATGACCCATACATTATGTTTATAAAAAGTTCTGAAGCTGAATCTCATGGTTTACTAGGACATTATTGTATATTTACTATAACAAACTACAACACTCAGGCTACGGAACTGTTTGCAGTAGAGAGCGATGTAATGAAAAGCTATCCGTAAAAATTAGTATCTTTGTAATTATAAAAATTTATTATGGCAAACCCTTTATTATTAGCAGCGGCAGGTGTTCAAATTGTTGGCTCTATATTTAGTTTCGGTGAAGCAAAGAAACAGAGAGATGCAATGAAGAAAGCTCAAAATGCAGCGGCAGTAGCGGCAGCTCAGGCTAAAAAAGAATTATCAGTAAATTATATGAAAGGTTTATCAATTGCAAAAGAACCTTATGAATTAGAAAGAGAAGCTTTAGCACAGGCAGGAGCAAGTGCATTACAAGCCGGAGTTGAGGGAGACCCAAGAGGCGCAGCAGCTACAGCTGGTAGAGTTGTACAAGCACAACAAGCGGGCTTAGCTAGACAACGAGCAGCTATGGCGCAAGAGATGTCACAATTAGATAGGCTAGTAGCTCAAGAAGAATCAAGACTTGGTTCAGCAAGAGCCTCTGTAGATTTAGCTGAAGCAGCAGGAGCTCAAAAAGCAGCACAAGATGCTATGAAGATGCGTACTTATAATATGCAGCAAGGGTTTAGTCAATTAAGTGGAGGTCTTTCAGGACTAGCAACATCAGGTTTACTAGACGGTAAAAAAGGAGGCGGTGAAACACCAGTTGACCCATTTAGTGGTTTTATAGGAGGACAAGCACCTGGTTTAGGCGTAGATATAAATATGCCATCAGGTTTTGAATTACTTGACGGAGTTTCATCATTAGCACCACAGCCTTCAATAGATTATACATCGATGTTTAGAGGACAATCAGAAACAAGTTAATTTTATGTCATATTACGGATACGAAAGATTAAGACCAGGGGATGCTTTAGGCATAGATATGGCTACAGTTACTAAGAGTCTTAGTGACGATTTAAAAGCATACGAGCAAAAGAAAGCTGATGATGCTGCAGGTGTAGCAACAACCAGCCGTGAGTTTGCAGAGCTTTTAGGTAAAATGCCTACAAGTTTTAACCAGGAATACAATAGATTTTTTGGGGACACATCTCAAGCTGCAATGCAATCTGCATCTAAAGTAAATCAACAATTTAATAACGGAGATATAGATAAGAGAACTTATGATATCCTTATGGCTAACTTAAACTCTCAGGTTTCTATGACTGTAGATTCTATGACTAAGTACGCAACAATGATTAATGACATAGAAGAAAAAAAATCAGCGGGCGAATTAAGTGATGAAGACTTATTTAAACTTAGCCAGCTACAAGAGTTTTCTGATTTAGGTAATGTAAGTATAGCTTTTGACCCAGAGTCATATCAAGCAAATTTAATTAAGGTAGGTGAAGGACTCAAGGGTGGATATGATATTATGTCAATAAATCAATACTTTAATGGTGTTAATATGAAGTTTCAAGGTCAGTATGATACTGCGGGTGCAATAACATCAACTCTTAAAAATTTAACAGGAGTACAGGACATAACTACTGCTAGTGGTAAACAAGAAGTTGGAAGATTTATTTCAACTAATGAAGGCAAAGAAGCTTTAACAAATGCATCAGAAGCAATGCTATCTCAGCCAACAGCATTAAGAGGGTTTGCTATGGCGAATACAATAAAAGATGGCGAAGACACTGTTAACTTTGAGTATGCTTCAGTGCCTATGGAATACTATGAAATCGGTGGTATATTAACAGAAGAAAAATTAAAAGAGTTACAAGATAAAAACCCTTACATATTTTACCAAGACAAGTCTGGTAGATTTTATGAAAGTGATAAAGCTAAAGAAGTTATATTAAAAAATGCAGAGGAGATGCTTAAGGGTGCTGCTGATTATACGAAAGTTGAACCAACAGTTACAAATAATTTTGATGATAATATAAAAACAATATTAGACTTAACTTTAATAGCACAGAGAAGTGGACAAGTAATAAATAAAGAAACACTAGGTCTCTTATTAGCTGGTGCTAAAGGTAATGTAGATTTTGAAGCATTGTCATCTGCATTAGGTAGTGGAATGTTTACAGATGTTCCTGTAAAAATATCTGCTACTGAATTGAAAGAACAACAGGAAAGAGAAAAAGCTTTGAGGGATGCTATTAAAATAGATGAGGCAAAAGCTTATTTAAAAGAGAATTTATTTACAGTTGAAGGAGGATTGGTAAATCCTGCGGATGGTGATGTATATACTGATGCTGAAATTGAAACATTAGTTACACCCCTTGGTTTAAATATGCAAAAAGATGATTTGGGTAATCTAATTATTTATGATGGCAACACTGCTGTATTAAATTTAAGCACAGAAGTAACGAAAGAAAGAATGGAGTTGTTAAAGACAGCATTGATAGCTGGAAGTGAAGATATGATTTATTCTATATTTAGAAGAAGCAACCCAGAGTATACATACGAAGGCGATGTTCCCCCAACATATATATTAGACCCAACAGATTAATATGGAAGAAATTGAAAAATTATATAACGTATTAATAGATAAGAAACTTTATTCAAAATCTTTAGAAGAATTTGAAGAGCAGTTTTCTGACCCTGAATATGTAGATAAAGTTTACAATGTGGTCACCGATAGAAAGCTCTATTCAAAAGACAAAGAAACTTTTAACAATCAGTATTCTTCAAAAAAAAAAATCGAAGACGAACCTATGGATTCTCCTTCGGGAGATGGTGGTTCGGATTTATCAGAAGACCAAGAGCTACAAACTGGTCGTAAAATAGATACCCTTTCTATTCAAATAGCTGACCTTGAAAAACAAATTCAAACAGAAGCTGAAACTCCTTTATCTGAACAAGAAGAAAAATTGTATCCTCTAGGTAAACCTGCAGAAGAAACCCCTGCAATGATAGAGCTAGAAGCTTTAAAAGAGCAAAGAGATGCTCTTATAAAACCTGTTGAAGGTTTTGATAACACAAACATAGAGGAACAGAAAAAAAGAGAAGGAGAAATAGTTTCTACAGATATGGAGTTGTCAAGAGTGAACACATCTTCTCCTGAGTACAAAGACATGGTAGAACTTTTAGATAGAAGTGAAAGTTTTGTTGTTCCAAAACTAAATTATTTATATGGTGACCAAGGATTTAAATTTGAAGAAGCAGATATACTTGGACAAAAAATAAAAGTCACTGCAAAAAACGGAGAGAAACAAAGAGTTAATATAGGGATAGGACAAAATGAAGAGAAGCGTGCTTTACAATTACTTGAGTTTATAGAAAAAAACAAAGAGGCAAGTCAAGCTTTGGCTAAAACTGTTGTAGGTTATGAAGCAAACGAAATTAAATTTAGGAATGATAAAGCTATGGATGATTCGATGTCTGCTTTTTCTAAAAGAGAAGACCGTTTTAATAAAGGAGCTCAACTTTATTCAGCTAACTCTTTGAAGTTTGAACAGGAAATCAATGACATTGAGTCTATGACTCCAGAACAAGTAAATGATTTAAATAACAGAATAGCAATACACAATGCTGCAGGCGCAAAACTTTTAGAAGAAGAAAAAAATCTGAAAGCAAGACAAACTCAACTTAATGAAGCGGTTGGAAAGTATTATGACATGCAAGAACAACAAGGTAGCTTCGGTCTTTTAATGAAATATAAAGGAGCTAGTGGTGTCCTTGGGCCTATTGCTGAATTAGTTGGTTATGGTATTCAATCAGGAGTAAATTTATTGCCTATTGATTTGCAAAAACAGATGGGAGAGGAAAGATATAAAAATGAAATAATAAAAGCTGCAGAACAACAAGGTTTACCGATTCCATTAGATGAAGATGTAGAAGGCATAACAATAGATGAATTAAAAAACTTTTATAGAGGTGATGCTGGAACTAAAACAATCGCTGCAGGAGTAGGCGCACCTGGAACAACTATTCAATTAACTGATTACGACAAATTAGTAGACGAGGTTAGAGATGTATATGCTAAAGATTTAAAGTACGGTAAGATGGTGGACGGAAAAAGAGAAGGGGGTGTTGTAACTATGATAAGAGAAGACTTGCTTGAAGAGGTGGCTGGTAAATCTATAACCGAACAATACGCTGCAGTGCAACAAGAAAACTTTTGGATTGGTGCGTTAGCAGGACTTGCAGAATCTATACCTTCTTTAGCTCTTGGGCCAGCAAGACTTGCAAGTTTATTTTTACTTACCTCTGGTAAACTTGACGAAGAGATGATGAACAATCCAGAGTTTGCAGGTATAAGTGAAAATGAAAAAGCTGTATTTAAAATGCCAGTAGCTTTTATTGCGGCTACATTAGAAAATTATGGTTTCAGAAATGTGTTGGATAAGGGTGGATTGGTAGCTAACATATTAACTAAAGTTATGCGTAAAATGCCTAAAAGTGGTGGAAGTCAAACTTTTAAAGAGTTTGTAGACCGAGAAGTAAAAGATGCGGCTACAAGAGGTGGGTTAGTGCTAGGTGGAGCTACATTAGCTGAAGCTGAAACTGGTGCAGCGCAAGAATTTAGTGATATATATAGTAAGAAATTATATAATCAAATAAAAGATAAAGAGTTATTCTCAACTCCTAAAGGTTTTACAGAAATTATAGGACAAGTAGCATACTCTGCAGCGCAAGAAGCTGTAGGAGGTTTAGTACTTGGTACAATGCCAGCAGTATCAGCAGCTGTCAATGAAAACAAGTTTGCAAATCTTACAGAGCAACAGATACAAATATTCAGAGAGATAAAAAACAACCCTACTATATCTCAGAAAGCATTGACTAACAAAATTAAAATGGATATAAATGGTGGAGAGATTACTGCAGAGCAGGGTAAACAAATCAAAGCAGACTATGAGTTAGCAATAGGGTTAGCAAATGAATTGCCAGGAGGTATTGACAACCCAGCTTTTGCTGAGGCTATGGATTTAAAAATTAGAAAGAAAGTTCTTGAAGATAGAACCGCACCTCCAATAGACCAAAACCTTGGCTCAGTTAAACAAGATTTACTTGAAATTCAACAGATTAATGAAAGGTTAGCACAGGTAAAAGAAACTACAACTGATACACAGGTTGAAGGTGCAACACAACAAGAGTCTAAAGATATTACTGAAGTGGTAGAGCAAGCTGAATCAGCAGCGCCACCAGTACAAGAAACAAAAGAGAGTGCTACAGAAACTTTCTTTGGTAAAAAGAAAACTAAAAATGTTGAAGAGATTTCTGATAATTTAATTATTAACACTAACGAGCAACCAGAAAATTTAAAACCAAACCAAGTAACACTTCGTAATGTAGTGAAAGGTTTAGCTAAGACAGGAGCACAAGCTATACAAAAACTTTTCCCTGAAACTAAAATAATATTACACGAGAGTACAGTTGAGTTTGAAAGATTTGCTCCAGCAGGCAACAGAGGTTTTTATGACACTAATGAGAATGTTATACATGTTGATTTAAATAAAGCTGTTGCAACAACAGTGCCCCACGAAATATTTCATGCAACTTTACTGAGTAAAATTAAAACAAATGCTGAAGCAGCTAAGCTAGCTGAGAACATGATGAGGTCAGTTAGAAAAGCATTACCTAAAAACAGTCCTCTTGCTAGAAGAATAGATGAGTTTGCTGCAAAATATGATAATACCCCTGAACTACAGAATGAAGAAAGGTTAGCTGAGCTTATGGGTATTATGTCTTCAGAGTATGCAACACTTACTAAGCCGCAGAAAAACAAAATAATTAAATTCCTACAAGAGCTTGCCAATAAGATTGGTTTAAATATAAACTTCTCTGAGTTCACACAGCAAGACTCTGATGTAGTAGATTTATTTAACACATTAGCTGGCAAGGTTGCAACTGGTGAAGCTATAACAGAGACTGATATAGAAATATTAGAACCAGGAACATTAATACCAAATGCAGAAGGGAAAATCCCATCAAACATTAAAGAGTCTGATAGAACAATAGGAAGAGAACAAAAAACTTCTTATCAGCTAAACAGGGGTGGTATAGATATGAGTTCTATTAAATACGGAAGTATTAACGAACTAAGCGGAGCAACTGCGTTTGTGTATGCAGCAGATAAAGCAACCTATGGATTAATTAAAAGCCCTAGCGGGTTAGAGTTTAATTTTTATGGAGGCTATTTATATCCGTATGGCTCAGGAAAAGGATGGGCATTTACAGATAAAAGTAATGCTCAAAAAGTTTTAAACAAAGTAAAAGAAAGCGATGGTGTTGGATTAGTGATGATACAAGGTGATACTGGAATAACAGGAAGTAGAAATTTTTATCAATATTTAAACGCTGAAATAGCCCATGCAATTAATAAAGGTGCAAATCCTAATGAGCTTTTAAATTATGTAAATAAAATATTAAGCAATGACGCTCTTCAAAAAGTTTTAAAAGGAAAAGGAAAGCCTTTACAAATAACAAATTTAGAACAACTTAATACATTAATGCCTATTGAAACTATAGGTAGTAATAAAAAATTAAGTTATGGAGAAAGAAGATTATTTACAGAAAAGTTTTTTTCTGCCACCTCATTCCAAGATTTTGGAATACCACCATTAAAGCCTACAGCTAAAAGCGATATAGGGGTACTTGATTATGTTAATGACCCTAACCTGACAGAAACAGAATTTGGTGATATTGTTTCTGCTATACAGTTTGATAAAAATTCTGACATAGTAGAGGTGAGAGAGGGTGACCCAAATTATCATCCATCCTATCCGTTTACTATATCAGGTAAGCCTTTGATGGTATTTAATAAAGCAGTCGATGTAAGGTCTGTGTTCCCAAAAGCAGTGGGCAAAGGTAAAGACGCATCACCTGTTCCTATTGGTAAAAGACCAAAAAGATTTGCTGCGAAATCTGCAATGGGTGGACAGTTTGTAGGTAAAATTCCAGAAAAAATTACACCTAGAGAGCAAAGAGAGAAAACAATACAAGAGGTTGCACAGTTTTATAATGTAGATACAGCAGGATTTGCTAATCCAATGGTAGATGAGTTTCAATTTAGAAAGGCTGCAGAAGAACTAGGGTATGGAGTGGCAAGAGCTAGAAGCGGTTCGCTTTATCTAACTAAAAACGGTAAGTTTATAAACCCATATATAACAGGAAGAGCACAAAGAAGTGATGACTTTTATGTAGACATTGCTAGCCAGTTAAGAGATAGAAAGGTAAGAGAAGAATTAATAGTAGATACATTAAGAAGACAATACAAACTTTCTGAAACAAAGATTAAAGATATATTAAACATCCAGTCTCTGACATTAGGAGGAGTGCCTGATAGTTTTAAAAAGATTGGAGATGCTGCTGGAACAAAACTATTTTTACAATTAGAAACTTTTATTTTAAAACAAAGAAAAGCTAACAAGAAAAAACCTTTAAGTAAAACTGCTGAAGCAGATTCAGTTATTAATTATTTAATGGAAAGGCCGCAGTTCAAAGCTTTAGCTGAAACTTATAAAGTAAAAGGGGAGACCAAAACTAAAAAAGGTTTGTCTTCCTTACAAGCACAAATGCTTAGTGACCTTACAAGTATACTCGAAGCAAGACCATCTCAAACAGTTACAGCACAAATAGTAAAAGCTAGACAAAGTCTTAGAGATAAAAAGAAAGGGGCTACAACTGTTAAAAGCCAACAGCAGATACTTATTAATTTATTAAGAAGAAATCTTCCTAAGTCTTTGTTTACTAAATCAGAGGTAATAGATATAGTTAGAGAAATTCAGGACCTAAGCACAGTAGATTTAAAAGGGAACAACTTAGAAAACATTGTAGATGAGATAGAAGGAATTGTAACTAAGCTTAACAATAAAAACGTACTTAGTAGAATTAAAAAATTATTGAATGGTAAATATGAGGTTGTTGTTTCTGGAAAACCTAAAGGAGTTAAGATAGATGTTGATACAAAAAAGAGATTAAAAACCATTGCATCTTTACTAGTAACAAGTACTGATGTTGAAGTTATAGAGAAGACACAGGATAAATTAAGAGCTGAATTAGAAAGTTTATTAGAAAGCAATAATGATACAGAAAACCAAGAGCTGACCCCAGAAACTTTAATGAGGATTGCTGACATTACAACCGCACTGAATTATAATGAGGCGATGCTACAAGACCCTACTGATATCTCAAGACTTGAAAACTTAACAAGAGCATACGCACAACTGGAAAACATAGTAGTAAGAGGTAGAGACATACAGGCAGGCATACTACAAGAGAAGCATAAACAGTATATGCAAAACCTATCTATACTTATTAAAGAAACAACAAAGCAAGAATTAAATCCAGATGAAGAAAATTTTAAAAAAGAAGTAGAAACTGTTTCAGAAACCAGAGAAGGTATAGCAGAAAAGGAAAGAGTAAATGGTAATTTAATTACCAAATTTAAAAAAATGATGAGGAGGTTTAGTAATACTATGGGATTTGGTGCTGCTCAAGATTTAACAGGTCTAATTGACCAATTAGCCGAGTTTCCTGGGGTGGTGTTTGGAGGTCAACTACAAGAAATAGTTACTGATAAAGTAAATGAATCAACAAGGCAATACAAAAGCAGAATGCTAGATTTTTCTTACTTGTTAGAAGAAAATTTAATAAAATATTACGGAAAAAATTATCAATACACCTTAAGAGAATTAAATCAAACTGATAATATTTTTTATAAAAACATTAAGGAGGTTGAGGCAGCACAAGCAAAGTATGATAAGAATAGAAACGATGATACTAAGAATGAATTAAGAGATGTTCTTGCAAGAAATGAAATTATATTATCTCAAGAACAAATAGGTTACATGGTTTTTCAGTATAACGACCCTGCTTTACACCCAACATTTAAAAACATGTATGGTGATGATTATCAAAGAGTAATGCGAGAAATGAATGAAAAATTAGATGATAGAGTTAGAGCATTTGGTGAGTGGCAGGTCAAGGAGTTTTATCCTATTATGCATCAAAGGTTTAATGAAACATATAAAAGAATTTATTACACTGATATGCCTTATAACAAATACTATGCAGGGCCTATTAGAAGAGAAGGCGAAAAAACAGAAGAGTTTCATTTACTTCAAGGAGCTAGTAAATACAATGCTACGGTAGGCTCAAACTATACAAAACTAAGAGTTAATAGCACTGACAAAATCAAAAACAGCACTCTAGTAGATGCAATGCAGGAGTATACACAAGACATGGAGTACTTTGATGCGTATGCGGAAAATCTACAGACCATATCACGATTGTTCACAAACAAAGATGCAAAAATTATTATTGAAAGTATTCATGGTGAAGAATTTTATAATTTAATAGACAACATGATTAACAATTTAGCTATGGCAGGAAAGTCTAAAACTAATATGTTAAGCGCTAATGTTTTAAACTTTTTTAATAATGTTTTTCAAATATCAAGACTAATGCTTTCACCTGCAATAGCAATTAAACAGCTTACTTCTATTCCTACGTTTGCTTTAGAACCAGAGGTTGGACCTGCTAATTGGATTAAATATTCAGTTAAAAATAAAACTCAACAACTTCAAGTTTATAATGAAGTTTTAGAAAATTCTGTTTATTTAAAAGATAGGGCAGCTCGAAGTATATTGCGTAGTATTGAAACATATAACCCAGAAAGATTTCAAAGTTTTATTCCAAAACCAACTCAAAACTTTGCTATAGATTTGTTAATGGGGTTCATTAAAGTAGCTGATAGAAGTGCAATATTATTAGGAGGTCTTCCAAACTATTCTTTTTATAAGGCTAAATATCAAAATGAAAATCCAAACGCCACCGAACAACAAGCGATAGATTATGCTATAAGAAAGTTTGAAAAAGATGTAAAGTCTACTCAACAATCTTACGATTTGCAGGATAGGGACATTCATCAAAACAGAGACCCCTTTTCACGTGGTATAAATATGTTCTTGACAACGCCTAAGCAGTATTTAAGAAGAGAGATTACAGGATGGAGGCAAATGACAAGAGCTGCAAAAAGATTTGCTAAAGGCGATAAAAACAAAAACGCTCCTAATATAGCTCAAGCATTATCTCAATTAGCATTTTATCATGCTTTTATGCCTGTTTTATTTGCATATACATCTCTCGGATTCCCTGGACTTGCTAGAGACAGAAGAGATGATGATGATGATACATTAATGAGGGCAGCTTTTATGGGTAATTTAAATGGGTTGTTCGTTTGGGGGTTAGTTATACAGCAATTTGCTGATGCTTATCAAGATAAGCCATGGTATAGACAGACAACATCTTTTCCTGTTTTTGAAACAGCAACTGATATAGCTGTAATTATAAATAAACTTGGTAAAGCTAAAACTCAAGAGGATTATGACGAGGTAAATAAAGAAATGTTTGAGTTTATAAATAAGAATGGATTACCATATAGCATAATAGAAAGGTGGGTTAAAAATTTACAGAAAGTTATCAATGGTGAGACTGATGGCGCAGGTGAAGACGTGCTTAGAATATTTAACTTTAGTGAGTATGCTATTAGTGGGCCACAAAAAAAAGCTAAGAAATTAAAATTCGGTTCTTCTGGTAAAAAAAGTAAAGGTTTAGATATTGATTTAGATACTAGCCTTGACCTTGATTTAAAAACAGATTTTGATACAGATTAATTATGCCATTTAAAAGTAAAGCACAACGTAGATGGATGTACGCTAATAAGCCGGAGATGGCTAAAGAGTTTGAAAAAGAAACTTCTGACTCAGCTTCTCTTCCAAATAGATTACACCCTAGAACTAATACTCGTAGAAGACTTACTCAACGTAGAGCTAGAAGACGAATTGGAAGATAGAGTAAAAGATAAGTAAGTTAATTACTATCACTACCACAAACTCTATCAAAGGTTTTTTATTCATTATAGATTCATAAGACAATTAATAGCTGTGTGTCCACCTAGAACTACGCCACAGCCAATAGCTTGTTTTTTAAAATGCTTTGCGTAAGCAGCTGCGTATGATGTAGTATCTATACCACAGCCTACCTGCATACCAAAGACTCTAAAGTTCCTGCCTACCATCCATTCGATGTAGGCTTGCGTGTGTATGTGTCCTTGAACAGTAGACATCATATCATTCTTGGCTTTTGTTCTAGCCGTTCCACCCTCACCATGTATGTACTGTACGTCATCATACACTACTCTTTCCACCCAGTTCCATTTAGTTCCCAGCACCTCGTTGTAAGATTTAATCCACATAGTTGGTATGGCTGAGGTCTGAGCTTTCCGCATCACCATTCTGTCGTGGTTTCCTATAATCACATCAGCTTCTGGAAAAACTCTGTTCCAATGACTAACAGTTTGTATAGCGTAATCTAACTCGTCAGCACCACCAAGTGCATCAGAGGAAGTCTCGTGATAAGAACTGTAATGGTTATCTATAATATCTCCAATGAATATTACTTGATTACATAAATACTTTGCGTAAGTTTCTTGACAGAAATCTAAGTATCCATCAAGTTCAAATGGTGCATGCAAATCTCCTACAACCAGAATCCTTCTCTCGTTTTTAGTTAGGTTATCGTATGCAATTTTTTTATCTCCTTTTAATCGTGGTCTGAAATCTTTATAGCTCATCGTTTATTGATTCGTTAATAGTTTTTAATTTACTATTAAGAGTCAGTATAGACTTACGAGTTTCATCATACTCTTGGTCTACCAATGTTTCGTATATTTGATTTACTGAGTCATGAATATCTTCCATTATAAAGTTAATGTTTTGAAGACGCTTTTGTTCTAGCGGTGTTATATTCATTTTTTAAGGTTTACTGTTCTCTTAACAATAACCTTCCTGTGTACTCATCGATTCTTTTTATAGCCTTGTAAATTTTACGAGACTGTTTCTTTACTTTTTCAACTTCAGTCTTATTAGAGTCGCTGCCTAAATTACAATAAAGGTCTGCGTCAATTTCAAAAAGAGTATCTATTTTCCTTTTATTACTCCAGCTCGTGAAGTTTAGAATCTTTTCAATGTCATCTATGTTATAAGACATAAGTATCAATACAACTTAAAGTTATGAAATTTTTTTCAACATTTCGTTAATTTTTGCAAATCTTTGCTTCAAGTATGCAGTTTGTGGAACATACCCAAACTCTTTTCTACACTCATTAAATATATCTTTAAACTCTTTTTGAATTAGAACACGCATTAATTTGTTTTTCTCTTTTAAATTAATGTTTTCATTTATATACTTGTAATATTTTGTTTTTAAATCCCTAGGGTTTTTTATGTTAATGGCATAGTTTAATTTTAATTTATTAAACATTTCTTCATAAGCATTGAGGTAGTAATAATCGTTGTTTAATTCAAAAGTTTCAAAAACTTTTAAGCCATGAAGCACAGTGGCGTGGTCTTTACATATAAATGAGCCAATGTCAGTCAGAGAATGACTGGTTAGGTTTTTGCATAGCTTATAGTAAACAGCTCTTCCATACACAAGTTCTCGGTTTCTGTTTTTCTTTGTTATATCTGCGTTAAATTTGTTAACGACTTCATTTCTTATTGCTTTTAGTTTTGAGGATTCTTTTATTTCAATTGTTTTCATAGTCAATAGTTTTGTTTAGGTTTAAGTAGTCTAAGTATTCATCCGAAGTTATAATATTAAATTTATAAAACAAAGGAAACATACTTCTTGAGTTAAGATATTCTACACTAAAAAACAATGGTTCTTGCATAGCAACAACACCTGCAACCATGCCAAACCTTCTTGGTTCATCAGCGTATTTTTTTTCTTCATGCATTTCACTTGCCAACTTATCTAACTGCATTATAATTCCAGCACTATATAGTGGAGGTAAAGTCTCAAGCTCCTCTAAAAAGTTTTCTTCCATTTCGTAAAAATGTTCATCCCCTGTAAACCTCTGCGGTAAATCCATATTCTTTTAGTTCTTTCATGCGGTACTCCTGAAGCTTAGACACTTTACCCTTCTTGGTTTTGATTTCATAAAACTCAATACCATAATCTGGGTGTAATGCTAATACATCTGGTATACCATTCTTATTAGTCTTGATTAATTTAATAACAAAATAACCATCAGCCTCCAGCTCTTTAATCTTTTTAGTTTGTATCTGTTGCTCTGTCATTATATGCAAAGTTACTTAAATCTTTTATTGGTATTAAAACCGATAGAGATGTTTTGTCGTCACCCATTTCCTTAACACGTCCTTTTAAATAGTACTTTCTAGCAATCTGTTTTAATCTACTTGTTTTAATTATAATTATTACCTCATCTCTGAATTGTTCAGCTAAAACAAATGCGTAATAATCTGATTTAGTTTTAGCAATCCCAGAAGGTTTACCTCTGCTCTCGAACTCAACTGCAATATTACCTGTCGTTCCTGTCCAAAAGTCTCTTTTAACTTCAATGGTTGAATTTTTAAAAATATGGTCAACCAATTTTTCTCCTTGTTGACCAATAATTAAATCGTAATCGAAATTAGTTTTTCTGTCCTTCATTTTCAGCTTTCTCTTTATCTTTAGCTGCATCTTTTTTAAGTTGCTCGATAGCTTTGTCGTATCCTTTCATTCTCTTGAGAGCTTCAAGTGTTCCAACCGATAGGCTTCTGATATTCATCATCTCTTTGATGACTTCTTGCATGATGTTGTCAAGCTTGTCTAGCTTGTTCATCATCTCTATTAATTTTTGTTCTTTCATAATTATAAACTTAGTAAATCTTTTTTGAAATGTCTGAGGGTGTAATCTTTTTTATTGGTTACAGTTTTATATATTTTAGTTTCAATCCCTCTCTCTGCAAATATCCAATAAACATCACTTACCTTAGAATCTTTAGTTGTCATCCTGTCACGAGACTGCCAGTAACTCAGAGCCGAGAAATCTATATTGTAGTACACAAGACAATCAGCCTCCTTTAAACTTATTCCTTCACGCCCACTAACAATCTGAAGGGCTATATTTTTATTGGTTGTCTTGAACTCCTGCAAGTCATCAGTCAGGTTATCTCCATAGACTTGTTTTAAAGCATCATACTCTGCTTTAAACTTATAGAATATACCTATCTTCCTGCTTTTAAATTCAGCGCCTATAAACCTAGCTTTTGATAAGTCAGTTACCATACGCTTTCCATTTTCTAACTTCACAGTTCCAGAAAAAAGCTGGTGTATTTTTGACATCTTCTTTACTCCTGTATCTCCTAGGATTACTTCCTTCGTTTTCTTTCCTGTTATTATTCCATGCTCTCTCATTTCTTTTACAAAGTCGTATGTGAGTTTACTCATTTCTACTTTCAATACATGTTCTTTTATCTCTGATTTAAACCCCGCTTCCTTCTGAGTATAACTTATCATGTATGGTTTCATCCTGTCCAGTATCACAGGTTTACCATCATCGTAGTTGTTTATGTGAAAGGAGTTGATTACTTTTTGAACAACATTAACATAATCTTTAGCAAATTTATAAAAGCTTTTATACTCAATAAATGGATTCTTAGGACAAGCATACACTTGATGATATATCTGACTGAATGATTCTGGAGTAGGAGTTCCAGACATAAGGATTACATAAGGGTTCTGTCTTAAAATTATTTCTTTGACTAGCTTAGTCCTCTTGCTTGGCTTTGGGTATGCACCTAAGGTATGCGCCTCATCAAGTACAATTAAATCAACACTGTTAGGTTGATTGATTCTAACCTTATGAAGGCTTTCATAGTTTATTATAGTTATGCTATAACTTGGCTTCAACTTATTATAGTCAGCCTCGATTGAACTAATAGCTTTCTTCTTAGTGACAAACAAAAGGTTCTTTATGCCCAGTCTATCTGCCACTCCCAAAGCAGTCAGAGTCTTTCCTGTTCTCACCTCCATTGAAAGATAAACGAAGCGGTGTGCCTGAAGCACACCCTTCGCTTTTTCAATTATCTGTATTTGGTAATCTCTAAATTTCATTTTAAAAAGCTGGTTCAATGTCTGGCTCTGTCAATTCTATCCATCGACCTGTCATGTCCTTCCCTTCTACAGGTGGATGACCTGTCGCATATTCCGCATAAAAATGCAGCCACTTATAAAAGACTTGTCTACTTATAGTCATCTTGGACTTCGGTCCGTAGTCCGGGTATTCATTAATGAAGTCAAAGTACAATTCATTCTTATATATTTTTAAGCCCACCCCTAACTTATCATTTTCATTTGAGTCAGCTAACAATCCACACCACTCAATAAAGTCATGAGATGTTGAGGCTGAGAGTTGTCTGATTTTAAGATTAACAAACTCACTTTCAATTAACCCTTCTTTTAAATACAACTGAAGACATTCAATCATATAGTTATCAAACACACACCACTCATCATCATCCCAGTCTCCAAAGAATAGTTTTCCGAACTCATCTTGTGGTGTATAAGATTTAGTATAGTGTTGGTAAAGTTCAAGCTCCCACTTCCTTCTTTGAAAAGAATTACCTGTACCCTTTATGGCATAGTTTGTGGTGATAGCTATCTTAGGGCTCTTGCTAAATGGTATCTTAATAGCATCCTTGTTTTTCTTCTCCAGAGTCAAACCTTCTGTTACTACACTGAAGAGTCTTTCAAAATTGAAATACTTCTTGACATCATCAAAGCAGAGTATCTGAGTATCCACCGAGACCAGTTGATAGGCAAATGATTTCTCAAAAGCAAAAGCTTTACCATCAATAGTAACAAGTTTTTTCATGTGACTCAGAGCATTCATGAATATACCCTTACCTGTTCCTCCCTCTGGATTGTCAGAGATAACCTCATCGTTTAGTATAACTGCTGGACAATAAGATAAGTTCTTATGACCATGCATTAAGAATCCAATGGTTGACTCCATCGAAAGAGTTCTCTTTTCATTCTGTCCACACACATTATGTATGAATGTTTTGTAGTCACACTCTGTAATCAGGCACTCACGAAACGCCCTGTCGATTACTTGGTCTTTCCATACATACCCATCAAGGTCTACATAATCTATAGCTGAGACCTCGTATTTTTTAATTTGTACAGCACAATTTTTAAAATATAGATAAGATGTATCCTTAGTATCTTCTATAAAATATACATCGATTGTGTTTATTAATGTAAGAAACTCTTCTTTAAAGTATCTGGTTTGCTCTGCAAAGTAATTATAAATCGACACATCTTCAATCTGATACAGATAGTCTAATACGAAATCTTTTATTTGCTTTTCACTTGAATGGTCTATAAGATTGTTGGTCACTCTTACAAACACAAAACTATTGCTTCCCTCTGGAGTATATTTATAAAATCCACAATCCTCTAAGAACTTCTTGAAGTATAATGGCACTATCTTTATCACACCCTTCTCATTCTTTGTCCAAAACTCCTCATCCTTTCCCTCTTCAGCTTTCTTTATAACTGCCTCAATTGTATGGTCAGGTAATTCACTCCTCTGCAGGTCTTTCTTAACCTCTTTCTTTGGCTCACCCCTTTTAAGTCTTTGCTTTACATTATCTATTATCTCAGTGTTCTCATAATACTTTGTGTTAAACAGATGAGTCTTGCTATACGCTGAGTCGATTGTACTATCTATCTCTCTGGATGGAAAGTCTTTTGTTGCATAATTATTACATATAATAGATGCAGTAGTCTTATTGATACCAAACTCATTCAAAGCCTGAGCTATCACATAGACATTGTGATTCCTCTGACCCTCGGTCATAGGGTACTTAGATTGCCACCACTTGAGTAGAATCTCTACTATCTTTCTTTCGTCTGTAATTTTTAGCAGTGGTTGACCTTGTGCTAAATGCTTTTCTTGGTACTCTTCTTCTTCTAATTTTTCCCATAGTTTACTTTTCTGATTGACATAGATTTGTTTATCAAAACTTTCATAGCATACTCTTGAAATATTTTTTGATGTAGTATCAAAGTAAGATGATGCAAAATGTTTTTTAAGGGCATTGAAATACTTTGTGTGGTTCTCTGGGTCTTTAGGTATCCTAACTAAAACCTTTAGTCCATTACCAGAGGGTGAAACAAAAACTGCAAAGACAAACTTATTCTTTTCAAACTTTGCTCTGTCATCTGTTAGGTCTTTCTTCTTTTCATATCCATCAAAGTCTAAACAGATAAGACCACTATGCTCAACCAATGCTGAGTCAGAACGCTTGTTGAATACTCCAGAGAAACATATTGATGGAAGCTTTTTCTTAAGCTCGTTTCTCTCTGACTTATTTTTTTCGTTTCTAATTCTTTTAACCAGTTCACTATTCTTTCCCTCTTTAATCCTGTCCAGTATGAACATCACATCTCTGTGAAAAGGCGTATCGGTCTCCAGTATGTTTTTAAATATTGTTACTTCTGTTTTCAATTTGTTTGTTTGTTAAAAAAGGAGGAGGAGAAAACCAATTAATATGAAAAGAAAAAAATCTCCTCACTCCTGTTATAAATTAAATTTAATTAACTAGAAAAGGTCTTCACCTTTTTTGTCTTCCTTATCTTCAGGCTTGACATAGGGTTTGCTTTGCTTGATGGAAATCTTTGGGTCACCTGCTTGGGTAGTACTATTCCACCCAGCAATCTCCCAAACTTGTCCATTAAGGTCTGTCATTGTACCCTTATGGTCAGGCTGGTTTTCTTTCTCCTTATACTTATTAGGAAATAAAGAACCCATACCATCTTTGTGTTTATAATCACTCATATATATATGTTTAAATTACTCTTCTCGTGTACGACTTTCGCACATCGTGTGTTGCACCTTCCCCAAAAAACTTATCGTAGTTTGCTAGTGCATTCATAACTGCCATCTTACCACTTTCAATAGTATCTTCTGATGGAGTTATCTCTTCAATATCATAATAGATTTCACCACTCTCATTTACCTTCGGTTTCTTTCCAAAGAAGATGAACTTAAAGTCCATACCGAAAAGTTCCTTATATAAGTAGCACTGGGAATGGTATCCGAAATCTCGCATCCTATATATATTAATATCAGATGGATTACTTCCAGTGGTTTTTAAATCTATTATAACATACTGACCATCCAAATCTAAAGTAATAAGGTCTGCCTTACCTTTAAACATGTGGCCATGTAACTCAGCTACTGCTGGTTGCTCTTTAAGTGCAATTGGGTTGTTAAGTAAAACTCTGACTCTATCAGTACCATACTCTGACTTAGGATTTAACACCCAGTCAGCAAGGTCTTTGATATCTTGAGCCTCTGAAGTTCTAAGCACATACTCCAGATTGTTATCTTCTAAGTATTGCTTGTACTCGTTTGCATTTCTAGTCTTTACATCGACCATCGGAAAGTCTTTAGCTTTATCTGGCTCAAGCATTAGCTGATGAAAGTATCTACCTAACTCTAAATTAAGTAGCTCAGTGTTTGAAAACTTTTTAACTGAACGAAACTCTTTAGCTGAACTTTCAGTCTTAAGATATTTAAGGTCTGAGTTAGATAAGAACTGCTTACCAAACTCACCATAGTATAACTCATCATCCTTGAGTTGCTCTATAATTTTATCTCTATCCATAAAGCTCTTTTTCAAGTTTTTGTAAAAGCTCAATATCTAAGACAAACTTTTTGCTAATTTTTAAAGTTATATCATCCCACTTCATCTTTTCTTTCTGATAGACTTTAGCAGTTTTTAATATAACTGGATAATTGGCTTCACTCATAGGTTTTAGCTTTGAAGTTACTGGCTTTTCTTTTTCTTCTTCTATATCAACTGGAAAACTTTCGCTTTTATATATATAAAAACCTAGTCCAAACATTGCTAAGTTTTTAGTTAAACACCTCATGAGACAAGTGTTAATGTCAAATGCTTTTGGATTCATTTCCGACTTGTTACTATAGTTTAAGATAGGTAACCACATAGACAAAGTTTCCCCTGATATTGTTACCGATGTATGACAGAACCCACCTACATTTTCTTCAAAAGAATATGGTTGATTGGTTTCTGGATTTACATAATAGGTGTACGATGCATCTGGAAATCTTGTTTTAACTTCTGCCCATGCATGTGACCATGATAAATATGTAAGTTGACCTTTCTTTTTTGTAAAGTCATTGACATTTACTTTAGAAAGTATATCGAATGTATTTAATTTATTACTCATTAGTTATTTTTGTGTTAGTTTATAATACTTCTTTAATATTTGCTCTCGCATCTCTTTGAGAACTCTTAGTCTTTTAGGACTTTGGCTTCCATTCATCTCTTTTGAAATACCCTCCTTGATTCTCTCAAGTTTTGATTTGTACTTCTCTAGTGTTATATGAATGACTGCATCTCTCCAACCTTTATCAAGAAACAAGTCATATAAATATTTCTCAATCTCAACATAATAATGTATGCTTTTTTGTGGGTCATATATTATTATCTCTTCGGTCAGGTCATCTCTGGAAATCTTCACCCCCAGATAGATATAGGCTTGGTATCCAGACCCATCTATATTTACACACCCATGGGTATGCTTAGCTTGGTCAAATACCTCCTGTAAATTATTACACTTCAACCCTTTTAATTTTATCAACGATTGCTTGAAGGTCTTTATCAGACTCAAGTTTCTTACTGAATGATTCTACTGACCTAGATATATTAGCTTGGTCTTCATGGAATCCTTGGTTGTTTGTGTATGTACTGATTTCTGTTAGCTTCATATTGCTATTGTTGTAACAAAGGTAGTACAGGAGTTGTCTTCCATCGACCACTCCTGTCTCCTTTGACTTAACAAACAAATCAGAACTCTCTATCCCCATGTGGGAACAGATGTTATTTAAATATTGTTGATAGATATATTCTTTCATTGTATTTTTTTAAGATTAGTTATTATTTTTTTCAATCGTTGGTCTTGGTCATAAGACATGTTACCACTACTCGATTGTAATATTTCTAAATCTACTAAAGTATCTTTAATTAGATTCACTATAGTTTCAATTCTTAACTCTTCAAATGTTTTTTCTTGTGGCATAATTAAAAGTTAAGGAGTTGTAGTCTTCGTTTATATTTGGAAGCTAAAGAATATTTTCTCTTTGCTTCTTTAAGTAAATATAAATCACCTTGAGATATTTTGCAAATCACATAAGGTTTTTGTCTTGAATCTCTGACCTTCTGGATGTCATCTCCATTACTTACAGAGATAAGTAATCTGACTGCTTCATTTCTAAGCTGAAGCATATTGCTATATACATAATCTTTATGTAACCTCTTCCTTCTGTATCTTCGGAAGGCTGGTATTGAAAGTAAAAATTGCATCATAATAGTTAGTTGTTTTAGTTTGACAATCTGAACAAATGTAAGTCAAGCTTGTGTATTCACCATGGTAATCATCGTGAAGAACTTCTAAGTTCTGGCTATCGCATTTGCTACAGGTTAAAATCATGTGACAAAGATAATACAAAGATTTGACTTATGCAAGTCAAAAGAAAAAAAATGTCCCCCTCACTAAGATAATAATCTATTGTTGATATTGGGAGACAAATCTTTTACTCTTCTAAATAAAAATCGCAATGCTCTTTGCAATCACTACAGATGCCATAAGCTGCATCAACCCATGGCATCGCATCACAACATTCTGAAATCATAAGCTAGGTTTTTTAGTTATAGCTTTTAACATCTCTTGCATTGCAAAGTTCTGCATAGCAAAGAGATTATCTACTGGTCTTTGAGACCTCACAGGCGTGTTAATTAATTTAACACCCAGTCCTACCTTCTTGTCAGTGACAGGACAGGTAGAGTGAAGACCGACATCGATAGCCTCGTTGTCAATCTCCTCTAGCATTTTTAAAATCTGTTTACTTGTTAGTTGCATTTTAATTCCCTCCTTTAATTTTCCAGTCAGCACTTTTAAATTCTTCAGAGTATCCACTATTATAAAAAATGTCCACTAAGATTTTATGTATTTCTACTCCTGATTTGTCAGAAGTACAAGTAATATTTATTTGTTTCATTAGTTAGTAATTTATTTGTTAAACATTTCTTGTATCAGCTCGGCATAGTAGTGCGACATAAACCTGAAGTTGTTTGTCGTAATCGAAGGGTCTGACTTTCTCCTGATACTCATATCTGGAATGACATACCTTCTAATCCTTTTGGGTTTAATAATGCCTTTGTGACAACAATTCCCTAGGAACTTCAGACTATCATCGTAGTGATGCTTATACTCTTCCAAGCTATCTCTAAAATACTTAGTCCTTGCTTCCATGTCTAGACCTTGAAGCTCGGAGTATGAATCTTTATACTTCTCGCTTCTTGTCGCCTGTTCTAAGAAGTCTTCATCTGGGTAGAGTCTCAATGTATCCACCTCGACTTCAAAGACAACAGGTTCACCACCATTGTGGTTGATGCTATGCTCAGCAAAGTAAAGAGGGTAAGCACTGGTCAGATAAATCATATCTGGTCGAGATGCACACTCCCACTCTGAGTCATTGTTGTATCTAGGGACTAGTCCAGACTCCAGAATCTTATCCAGATGAACCGAGCTAGTGCCATGATATAAAGTTAGTTTCATAGTTCTGTGTTTGTAAAACTTTTGTAAAGGTATGGAACTGAAATGACAATTCCAAATCTTTGTGGGATGGGCAGAATCGAACTGCCCTCGCACCATGCATCCCTATGCCTCGACTCCTTCAAGCCTTTCTAAGAGATGAGCATTTTCACTCTTGTAGGCTTCTTGGAGTTTCTCTAGGAGTTGGTCTCCGACTCTTTCGATATAGTATCTATTGGCGGCCGACCTACCCCCATCGTAGTAAGCTTCAACTTCCTCTTGGTAGTTATACTTTAGGCTCTTGCTTTCCGGCAACTTTAAATACTTGTCGATGGTATCAACCACTTCTTCGTCAGTATCATCCCTCCAGTAATACTCCCAAGAATAATCTCCGTAAAGTTCATTAGGTACTTCTCTTCTATCATACTTATTTGTGCCACCATTGTTGTACAAATCGTAGTAGATATTAGAGTACACTCTGAAACATTCAAGCAAAGGTTTAAATGATTGCTTAGGCTCAAGAGAGTAAGGAAGATGTTTTATTACCGCATCTCTAATAGGCACTAGCTTTTCAACCTTATCAGCAAACTTTTGATACTTTCCATTGTTAGCCCAATAAGAGCCATCAGATAGTTTAAATGAATTTGCTAAATGGTTTTCATAATTGGCCCACCACTCGGTTGGGTTTTGTGATAATACATAGCTAGCATAATCAGATATAGTAATTTTATCGGGTCTATGTTCTTGGACTTTATTGAGTGACCTCAACCACTCGTGAAGCAGTTGATACTCGTTAGTGTTTAATTTGTGTTGTTTATTTTCTGTATTCATAATTTTTAATTTAGTTAGTAAAATGTTTGTATAATGTTTGTAAAGCTACAAAGAATATTTGACAATTCCTAAAGCCCTGTAAACATTGAGACTAAGGAGGGAGTCGAACCCTCCCCTGCTCCAAGCTAGTCTAAAGTGATGAACCTTTTATCACCCTCTTCAATCATCTCATTCATGAGTACATTGTTGCAGTGTTTGACTGCTTTGAGGATTACCTCATGCAGACCATTAACACCTAAGCACCCTTCGTTGAAGTTGTCTAGAAATCCTCCTTTTTTATCTGAAAATTCAGACTCAAATTCAGCATCCCATATTAACACTTCCTTCCAACATGCTCCTCCTCCCCTACCTACATCAGAGATTGATAATTCAAACCTGTCTCCGATAGAGAATTTTAAGCAGTTAACTTTATCTTTAAAATCGTTTTTCATAATTTGTTTATTTAGTTACTATTTATTTATTGACATTTAAGTCGTGAATAGGGGAGGAATCGAACCTCCCCAAGCACCATGCTATCCTTGGATGAACTCCACTACCTTGGTAGCTTGTTGCATCGCATTAACACACTCTCTGGACTTGTCTCTAAGGTGTTTGCACCATCCCTTGATATAAGCCTGTGAATTGAAGGTCGAGTCTTGAGGTTCAAGTCCCAATATCCCTACAAGGTACATAGCTGATATCTCAGCGACTAACTCCTCCTTGGAGTAGGTATTGTCACCCCAGTGTGCAACATCCATTAGAGTGGCTCTTTTGAGCCTAGTCTCATGACCAGTTGAATGAGCCATCTCATGAAACAAAGTCTTGTAGTATGAGTCCGAGTCACAGAAGGTCTCCAGTGATGGCATCTCAATGTGGTCTCTGGATGGACTATAAGATGCACTCCTACCAAATGGATTGATAGTGATTGACTCTCTCTCTAAGTATCCTGTTGACAGGTTCTTAGCCATCTCATTAGTCTGGTCTTCAGTTGGCTCAAACTCCTCCACTGGTAGTGGCTCTAAGCCTTCAGTCTGGGCGATATTAAATACTTTGAAGTATCTAATCGCAAAGGTCTTTCTCCAGTCTTTAAGGTCACCTGTAGGAGTATCTGAATACTCTCCTGTTTTAGTGTTCTGGTAAGAAACTTTGTAGAAGTAAACATCAGTAGACTTTGAGCCAGTCTTGACCTGTCCACCTTTAGCTTGAGCCTGTTTGTAGGTCATCCACTGGTTATACTCATACTCCTTATCGACCATCTCAAAGTTGAGCATGAAGATGTTAAAGCCTTTGTAAAACTTCCCAGTTGAGTAGTTCATCGGCTGATTAGCCTGTCCAGACTTCCATGGTCTGAACCAGTTCAAGCCTTCTTTCTCCAAGCCCTCTAGGACTTGGTCATTGATTTTATCGTATATGTTTTTCATGATTTGTTATTATTAGTTATACATTCACACCCATCAAGGACTTGAAAAAATCCTTCTGGTGTTGTTGTCGTTGCTACTGGTTTGTCGCAGTATGCACAATTAAATTCAAAGTTCATAATTTGTTAGTTTTTAAGTTAAACAACCTCCAGTCCGAAGACTGGAACGCACTAAGCCTAATGCCTCTTTAACCTCGCTTAGCCGAGGAACTTGCTGAATGAATTGTCTACAATTTTCTGGATTTCCTTTTCTGTCTGGCAACCTGAATCTTTGTAAATTTTTGTAATAACTTCCTCAAGTATCTTCTTATCAAATCTTCCTTTTTTATAATCATCTGCTAATTTTAATATTACTTCGATTATTTCCTTTGACTCATTAAATGTAATTTTTCTCATAATTTGTGTGTTTTAATTTGTTATTTAAAATCCAAAGGTAATCTTTTATTTTGTAATTCCAAATTTATTTTTTTGTAATACTATATTTTATACACTATTAATTTAGTAAAGTGAATTGTGAGGTCGCATTAACACTGGTAGTCAAAAAGTTATCAACATTCTTTCCTTTCTTTTTATTGAGGAGGGATTTAATTCTTTGAGATATTAAAGGGAAGGTCTACCTTTGTTGGACAAACAAAACTTCTGGAAAGTTTCCCTAGTTTTTCTGGAGGGAAGGTCAATGATACCAAGGGTTGACAGGGGAAAAAGCCAAAAAAGTTGGAGGAAATAAAATGAATTGAAAACTGGTCGAAAAAAAAAATCGACTTTGCTTTTGGGGGTATGCAACGTGAGATGGTAGAGAACCCAAACACTCTAGATAACTAATGTAATTTTTTTGTACCTTTGTATATGCCGTGGGATATAGAAATTCACAATCGTATACGCATCGGATTTGCAATAGGCTTTCAATACTATGCAGAGGACGAGCAACATGATTGGTCCGAGGTGACAGTTTTTCTAGGACTCATAAGCATAGTAATAAAATATTAATTATGAAAGATAATTTTGTAGATGGTCTATACGTCAAGGATGGTAGACTTATTAATGACCGACCTGATGGAATGATGGGAATTGAAAAAGCTGCAAAGCTTAGAAAGATGGTTAAGGCTCAAAGAAATAGTGAGCAGATTGCTGAAGGTATTCAGCGAGCTAAGATGCTCGAAAAGTTTATGAATTAATCATATTAGTTCATATTTGTTAGTTAGTTAGTGTTTAGGGAAGCTACCTTCAGGGGTAGCTTTTTCTATTTTTAAAGAAATATTAATTAGAAATAATTTAGAATAATTCTAAATAGATATGAATTATGACGAAGTTCGTCATATCCATGACGAAAATAATCAAAGTCGTCATGCTTTAACTTATTGATTATTAATACTTTACTTTTTTTTATGACGAAATGACGAAAAGAGAAGGGGTCGTATATAAGAAAAAAAATAAAATATAAAATTTATATAGAGAGATATAGGAGAAAATTTTCGTCATAGTGTCATTGGATAAAAAACTTTTTATATATTTGAGTAATTAAATCAAATCGAATGGAAACTACTGGAGGGTACTCACCGAAAGACTTGCACTTTTCTAAAGAGGCTAGGTCTAAACTAATCAAAGGAATAACGAAAATGTCTAAGGCTGTAAAGTCTACGCTTGGGCCTATGGGTAATACTGTTCTAATAGAGTCAGCTAGTCATACCCATGGGATAACTGTGACTAAGGATGGGGTTACTGTAGCTAAGTCCATACAACTATTAGACCCGGTAGAGAACCTAGCGGTTCAGATGATGAGAGAGGCAGCGTCTCGTACTGCAGCTAATGCAGGGGATGGAACGACTACGGCTATTGTTCTGACAGAAGCATTAGTTCGCACAGGTATAGAGGAGCTTGAAGATGCAGACAATAAAACCCAGGTCCTACGTGATATGGTTTCTTTGACCGAGGATGTAGTGAGCAATCTAAAGAAGCGCTCACGCAAAGTGTCCGATAAAAAATTACTAGATGTGGCAACCATATCTGCAAACAATGACACCCATGTAGGGAAGATAATAGCAGACACATACACATCTATAGGAAAAAACGGGATAGTAACGGTGGAGAAAGCTCAAGGGTCTGAGACCGGCTTTGAAACCACAAACGGATTGAAGATAGACAGAGGGTACTCATCGCCTCTGTTTATCAACAATCAAAAAAAGGATGAGTGTATCATGGAGGATGTACATGTCCTTGTATCTGATGCAGAGATAAACAACATACTTGTCATTGAGAATATATTAAAACCAATTATCAATGAAGGAAAAAAATTATTAATAGTAGCGCCTTGTTCACAACAAGTCATAAACACCCTAGCGGCGAATGTGATGAAGAACAGCTTGAAGCTTTGTGCCATAATTCCACCCTCCTTTGGCTATAAGCAACATGAACTGATGCAAGACATAGCTCTGTCAGTAGGGGCTACTTATTTTTCAGAAAAAACTGGAGACGATATGAGCATTATGTCCTTTGAAGACCTGGGTCGTGCAAAGAAGATAATCGTAGGGAAAGACTCTAGTATAATAATCAAAGATGATTCTCATGTGGATGAGAAGCTAATCGATAAGAGGGTAGCACAGCTCTGGGAAGCCCATTCCGTAACAGTTAAGAAGATGGACAAGGAGTTTATCCTCTCTCGTATAGCATCCCTCACAGGTGGGGTTGGTGTTATTTACGTAGGTGGGAACACAGACCTAGAGCAAAAGGAACTGTTCGATAGAGTTGATGACGCAGTGTGCGCAGTCCGTAGTGCCCTAGAGGAAGGCATACTCCCTGGGGCAGGACTGGCTCTGTATCAAGAGGGTTTATTACTAAAAGGGTCAAAAAGTAGCTCAAAAAAAATCGCCAAGGCGATTTTGGGGGGGGCGCTGCTAGAGCCGCTTAAGCAGATACAAGAGAACGCAGGGATACAGAACAGTAGAGTGTATAACGAGAAGAACATAGGTCTGGATGTGAAGAGCGGGAAAGAAGGTGACCTAATAGAGCTTGGAATTATAGACCCCATGAAGGTAACAAAGCAGGCACTACAAAACGCTGTAAGTGTTGCGGTGACCATACTATCTACTAATGCGATTGTAACAATGGCGAGAACTTATGAGGCTAGTTAAGTTTACACTTATTTGGATAAGCCAAAACTTAGCCATACCTTTTTGGATTGTAGGGCATGTGCATTTATCGATACATTCGTTTCATGACTTGGTGGAGATAGCCTCTTCAGTAGGAATGAATTTACTTGTAGCGATTGGGTTTGTGCTTGATTATAAAAATAGCAAATGAAAAAAATTTTGGATTACATCATACTTTTTCTATTGATACTTTTGTTTTTTATGGCAGCTTCTTGTACTAAAGATGACGATAGATGTATTACATACAAAGTAGACCAATATCAGAAGGAAGATATAATGTGCGTTGATGGAATCTGTGAAGTAACATACATAACTGAAATATTTTGTTCGTATTATGAAACCGATAGGTAAGAATATAATTATTAAAACGATTGATGAAGAGATTAAAACTTCATCAGGACTTCTTCTAAGTTCAGAAGATGCCAACCAGCTAAGATACAAAAAAGGAGTGATAATAAAATCAGGTACAGAAGTAGCTGTTTTAGATGAGGGTGACTTTATTTTTTATGACAAGCGCTCAGGATACTCTATGATAATAAACGATGAACCTTTCACAATTATTCAGGAGAAAGACGTCGTTGTTGTCTTATAGAAGCGTTCATCTCTATAATCATCTTCTTGTAAACCTTGTCTGAAAATTTTACATTCTTTGCAAAGATAGGGTTGTTGCTCATGTCTGTAGGTATTTCTTCCCCACTAAGCTTCTTATAGATACCGCTAATGACTCTTTGAGTTTTAAACGTGAGGCCATACAGTGTCTTGAATTTTTTTCGCCTACGGCGAAATACTTCTATCCAACCATCTCTAAGCAGTCTATCAAATCTATCTTCGTCCCATGAGAGTAGGTTGTCAAACTCTTCAAACTTTTCTTTTGAGAATATATCTTCACTGTAAAGAAATAAAAGCATATCTAAATCGCCGGTAGTCAGACCATACTTTTGTTTGATAAAATAGCGTATGACTCGCCAGTACTTTAGGCAGTCATTAACTTTTAATTTCATTATATTAGATTTCTTATCTTTGTAAAAATAACAATATTATGCCAAAAGGAATAAGACCTAGTAAGAAAAATAATTCCAAGTCAGTAGGAATCCGTAAAATGGACAATTACGACTCAGTGGGATTTCGTAACTCAGCAATCAAAAGAATAAATTCAACACCAGGGGATGTAGAGATTTACAACCCTTCGACAGGTAAATCTAAAATGGTATACGCACCAAAGGGTTCGAGAGAAGAAAAAATTCTTCACGCTACTATGAGAACAAAAAATCACATGAATAAAAAATAATGGAGAAGAGTTCTTTAGATAAAAACAAATACAATTACACGTGTCCAAAGGGTAACACGAAAGACTACCCTAATATGTTAATTTATAAAAAAACAAATTATGCCAACAGTAGGAAGTAAAAAGTTTAGTTACACAAAAAAAGGAAAAGCAGCTGCAAAAAAGCATGCAAAAAAAACTGGTAAAAAAGTTAAGTCTAAGTATTAATGGCTAAGAAAAAAACAGGTCGTAAAAACAAAATCTGTCCAGCAGGTATCGCTTGGGCAAAGAGAACGTTCGATACGTATCCGTCTGCCTATGCAAACATGGCAGCTAGTAAATATTGTAAAGACCCTAACTACGCAAAAAAAAGTAAGAAATGAGTAAGATGAATAAAAAGTACCGTAAAGGTAAAAAAACAAAGTTCGG